CTTACCGCGGCTACGAGAAAGGGCTGGTGACTCCCGATCAGATGCGCGGCCAAGGCTGGAGCCTACGCACGCTCGCAGAATGCGCGGCAATTACCCCTGATGATTGGCCGACAAAGCAGCAGTACGTGTACTGGTACGAGAGCAACATGGCGTACTACAACGCCAAGTACACCGATGGCGCCGATAACCAGCTTGGCATCGTCACCAACGGCTCGACGGTCGTCTACCCGACCAATGGCATTGGCAGCACCGGTATCGCACCCTGGCAAGACGATTTCTTCACTCAGGCTCTCGGGCATGGCGTCGAGCTGCTTAGCTACGATTCGGTCAAGCGCCTCCTGAAGTGGAAGGCCAAGTTCCAGATCGGCCGGATGATCGGCGATGGCGTCTGCCAGATGGACGCTGCGGTGTATTCGCTCGGAGTGCGCTCTACTGCCACCTCGCCATATTTCGCGTCGCTGGCCGAGTGCTACAAGTTCACGCTGTCCGCCGACATGCAGACGTATGCGTGCAACTCGCCCGAGCGTATCGCAGCCGTGCTGAAAGAGCGCGGAGATACCATCAAGGCGGGAGATGTCGCAGGGTATGCAACCAGTACTGAAGGCTATCCAGCAAACTATCAGCCAGCACTGGCAGCAGCTGTCGATTCTGGCTACGCGGACGGCCTGAAAGCCTGGGGTATGTTCGCAGCACGACCGACCAAACCAGATTACAGCGGTGGCGCACAGTTCGCCATTCTGCCGCGGCTGGTGACGGAAGCCGCAATTGCGCCGGCTCCGGCCCCAAGCCCAACGCCAGTACCTGCGCCGACTCCCATGCCCGCTCCAGCCCCAGTCCCTGTCGTAACCGTTCGCTACCAAGAGGCCAAGGCTGTCGATGTGATGGCAGCTTACGCCAAGAGCCTGACCGTTCCGACCGGTGAGACGGTATCTGGCAGCGACTGGTTCTTTGACGCGACCAAGGGCGTTGTCGTCTTCAAGGTTACGACCACCAAGCCTGCCGCGTGAGGAAATGGGTCACATCGTTGACAAGTACAGGTCAGAAATCCTGTTAGCCGTCTTTGGCGAACTGTGGCATGAGGGGAAAGTAACTGACCTTCATCGGCTCAATCAGTACGCCGAGCGCCTGGCCGAGTGCGAGCGTGCACATGAAATCTTGCTCGCGCTCGGTTACGGCAAAAGCTGGGACAGCATCGTAGAGTTGGCGGCGTCGGTGCCGCACTCCACAACCATGCTAATCCGGCCAAGCAAGAAGGTGCAGCGTGGCTAAACTCACAATCTCCTTTCGTGTTCGCACGGCGTGGTGGCTAAGGCCATACATATTTGGCGTCCGGTGCATGTGCATGATCACCGGAATGGATCCGGACATGGAGAAGGTGATGCGTACGGTTCGCCGCGCGATTCGCTTTGAGGTCGCCAAGTAGTCGCACGACGACCCGCTTGGCCAGCTGGCACGAAGCCGTCCGAGGACAGGGCTGCGCTGGAAGAGACATTTGATATCTGGTCCATCGCGGTGACCTAAACAGAAAACAATATGGCCGACAAGCTCACCCCGAAGCAGGAGGCGTTCTGTCTTGCTTATGTGGAGACCGGGAACGCCAGCGAAGCATACCGGCGCGCGTACTCCGCCGAACGAATGAAGCCCGACGTGATCGCTGTCAAAGCGAGCGAATTACTCAAGAACGGTAAGGTCACGGTAAGGGTGCAAGAACTGCAGGGCGATATCCAGAAGCGCCACGAGATCACGGTTGATGACCTGATCGCGGAGCTCGAGGAGGCGAGGGTGGCAGCATTCTCCGCGCAGACCCCGCAAACATCTGCCGCGGTAGCCGCCACGATGGGCAAGGCAAAACTGCTTGGCTTCTTGAAGGAAAAGACGGAGATCAGCGGCCCGAACGGTGGCCCGATCCAAACAGAATCACGAAAACTCCAGGATCTAACCGACGATGAACTCCTCGCCCTTGCAACAGGCCGCGGCGAAGGAGCTTCTAATCCGGCGTAGGGCGCGTCACAGCATTCTTCATTTCGTCAACGCGATCGACGTTCCCGGTCGCCCGATCGGTAACGACCCAGACAGTGAGATTTTTGAGCCGGTCGAGACGACGATCGCGCACCACCATCGCCTCCTTCTGGAAAAGCTCGATGAAGTAAGCAAGACGCCGCACGGCCGCATGATGATCTTCATGCCGCCAGGTAGTGCGAAGTCGACGTATGCTTCGGTCGTATTTCCGTCCAAGTATTTGGGCGAGAAGGGTGGCCGGAAGTTGATCCTGGCGAGCTATGGCGACGACCTTGCACGCAAGATGGGCCGCCGAACACGCTCGATTGTCCGTCAGTCTCGATACAAGGGCGTCTTTAACGCGCAGCTGGCCAACGAATCGCAGGCCGCGCAGGAATTCGCGCTGACCAACGGTAGCGAGTACATGGCGTGCGGCATCCTGTCGGGCATCACCGGCAACCGTGCCAACGGCATCATCATCGACGACCCGATCAAGGGCCGCGAGCAAGCGAACTCCGAGACCGTCCGCGCCAAGACGTGGGACGCCTACGAGGACGACCTGAAAACCCGCCTTATCCCGGGCGGCTGGATCGTGCTGATTCAGACCCGGTGGCACGAGGATGATATCGCCGGGCGCATCCTACCTTCAGACTGGAAAGGTGAGAGCGGTCGAATCCTGTGTAAAGACGGTAACGAATGGGAAGTACTCTGTCTGCAGGCACGCTGCGAGGTCGAAAACGATCCGCTAGGCCGCAAGCAAGGCGAGTACCTCTGGCCTGAATGGTTCGACCGCAAGCATTGGGCGCAGTTCGAGCAGAACGCGCGAACCTGGGCCGCGCTATATCAACAGCGGCCGACGCCGCTTGATGGCGACTTGTTCAAGCCGGACCAGATCAGCGTGATCGACGCACTGCCAGAGGCGCAAATCCAGTGGGTGCGCGGCTGGGACTTGGCAAGCACGACCGATGGCGACTATACCGCCGGCGTGAAGCTCGGCCGACTACCGGATAACCGCTTCGTCATCGCTGACGTCGTGAGGCTGCGTGTTGGACCCGAACGGCGAGACGCGGCACTCGTAAATACTGCGGCGCTCGACGGCAAGAAGACGAAGCAGAGCATCCCGCAAGACCCGGGGCAGGCCGGCAAGACGCAGGTTCTGTACCTCACGCGCTCGCTAGCTGGCTACAACGTCGTTACCTCGCCAGAGACCGGTGACAAGGTGACACGCGCCGAGCCGGTCGCAGCCCAGGTCAACGTCGGCAATGTGTCGATGCTGCGCGGCGATTGGAATGCAGCGCTTATCAATGAGCTGCGAGTTTTCCCGAACGGGACGAATGACGACCAGGTGGATGCGCTGTCGCGGGCATTTGGTGAGCTGCTCGTACCAAAGCATGCAATGAGTCTGAACCTGAGAAGCGCAACCAACTGACCGAATCCATGGCCGATAACGACATCACTTACAACCGCATTCCGGCAGAAGTGCTAGAGCGGTGGAAAGTCGTGCGCGATGTGTGCTCGGGCGACCAGGCGCTGCGCAAGGGCGACTACCTGCCGTACCTGAACAAGACCGACACGTCGGAAGAGAACGTCGAGCGCAACCGCGCCTACCGCGAGCGTGCCGTGCTGTACGCCGCAACCGGCTTTACGTTGGCAGGCTTGATCGGCCTCGCGTTCCGACACCAGCCAAAGCACAACCTGCCGGAGAAGCTGAAGTATCTCCTGAAGGACGCGGACGGTGCCGGCATCAGCATTTACCAGCAGGCGCAAGCGACGCTGGCGAACGTGCTCGGTCCGGGGCGGCATGGCCTGTACACGGACTTCAGCAGCACGCTCAACCGCCCGATCATCAAGCCGTACTTGGCCGAAGACATCATCAACTGGCGTCCTACCGTCATCGGCGGCAAAACAGTCCTGTCGATGGTTGTCCTGCATGAAGACGCGCAGGAAGTCGACAAATACGCTACCCGAACAGAAAGCCAATGGCGCGAGCTGTTCCTGAATGAGCAAGGCCATTGCGCCTGCCGACTGTGGCGGTTGAAGGATGGGGTGCCCGAGATCGTCCAAGTCGAAGATGCGGACGGCAAGATGGTCGATGAGCTGGTCTTGCGCTCGGTCGGCGCTCCGCTCGACTACATCCCATTCGAGTTCGCTGGCAGCGAGAACAACGACCCGTCAATCGATCCAAGTCCGCTGTATGGGCTGGCAAAGGTCAACCTGGCGCACTTCCGCAATTCCGCAGACTACGAAGACGCCGCCTTCATGCACGGCCAGTCGCAGTTTTGGATCTCAGGTCTGACGGAGGAATGGCGCGACCACCTCGAGAAGCAGGGTATGTACATCGGCGCACGCAAGCCGATGCTGCTGCCGGAGAAGGGCGCATGCGGTTTCGCCCAAGCGCAACCTAACATGGTCGCCAAAGAGGCAATGGAGCACAAAGAGGCGCAGATGGTCGCACTCGGAGCCCGTCTGATTGACCGAACCGCTGCAGTAAAGACGGCAACGCAGTCCGAAGGCGAGCGCGAGGCTTCGACCTCTATCCTGGCGCTGTGCGTATCGAACGTGAGCGAGGCATACCAGCGCTCGATCCGTTCCTGCGCCCGCTATCTCGACATTACCTTGCCAGAAGGCGAAGACCTCTTCGAGATCAACCAGGATTTCACGACCGTATCGAACGATCCGATGACGATTTCCGCACTGGTCGGTGCATGGCAGCAAGGTCTGATGGCGAAAGAGGACGTACGCAGCTACTTCCGGCGCCAGGGAACGATCGATCCCGAGCGCACTGACGAGCAGATCGACGCCGATCTGAAGAAGTCGCCACCACCAACACTGGCCGCGCCGGCAAAGCCAGCGGCATAACGATTCTCCCCTCGATAGTCGAGGGTTTCAATCGGCACCAGGTGCCAGTCAATAACCATCCCAAGGGGATAACATGTTTCGTCCTTACCTTTTCGGCAAAAAATATCGCACTGAAGCTGACGGCAACGGCGATGGCGGCGGTGGTCAGCAGATCACTCCGGAAGTGCAAGCCATCATCGATGCCAAGGTCAACGATGCTGTTACTGGGCTTAAGGCCAAGAACAGCGAACTGATCGGCAAGCTGAAAGACGCGTCGACCAACCTGCAACGCTTCGACGGCATCGATCCCGACGCCGTGCGCACCATCCTGGCGAAGTTCGCCGATGACGAAGAGGCTGGCCTGATCAAGTCGGGCAAGATCGACGAGGTGCTCAACAAGCGTACCGAGCGCATGCAGGCCGAGAACGCGAAAGCCCTGAAAGCCGAGCAGGAAAAGTACGAGCGCGCCGAATCGAAAGCTTCGAAGCTGGCCGCACGCACCCTGTCTGCCGCGATCAAGGACGCCGGCATCAAGTCCGGCGCCTATCCGGAAGCACTCGACGACATCGTTCTGCGCGGTCAGAACCTCTGGCGCCTGAACGACGACGGCGAGCCAGTCGCGATGAATGGCGATGAAGTCGTGCTCGGCAAAGACGGCAAAACTCCGCTCACTCCGCTGGAATGGGCTGAATCCCTGCGGGAATCCGCGCCGCATCTGTGGCCCAAGGCCCAGGGCAGCAACGCACCCGGCAGCAACAGCGACAAAGGCGCACCGAAGAAGGGCAAGGCCCCGGAGCGCAAGGACTTCGTTGACGACATCTCCTATACGAAGGCGGCAGCACGCTATCACGCGGCAGCCGACTAACCAATTACTGCCCTTGATAGGGCAACTCTGAAAGGTCAGCAACATGGCTATCGGCAAAGCAAGCGATTTCAAGATTTACAACGACCAGTTCTTCGGTGGTCTGGTCGAAACCATGACCCAGGACACCAAGGCGCTGGGCAGCGTCGGCATTCGCGTCAGCGGCCGTGCGATCAAGGGTGACTTCGAGCTGCAAAGCTTCATGAAGAAGATCAGCGGCATCATCACCCGCCGCGATACCACCGTGGTGACCGCTGCGACCGACCTGTCGATCGGCATGGACGAGAACATCAGCGTCAAGCTGAACCGCAAGATCGGCCCGATCGCGCAGACCCTGGACGCCTGGAAGAAGGCTGCACTGCCGTTCCAGACCGATTTCGACGTCGATGGCGCACAGGGCTTCTCGCGCTATCTGGGCTCGATGATCGCCAAGGACATCGAAGGCGATATGCTGAACACCGCGCTGCTGGCTGGTCGCACCTTCCTGGAAGGCGCCGCAGGCGGTTCGAACCTGTACACCATCGCCTCGAATGGCACCATGACCACCGCTGCTCTGATCGCCACGCTGGCGAAGATGGGCGACGCATCGAGCCGCGTCAAGGCATGGGTCATGCACTCGAAGGTCTACTTCGACCTTATCCAGTACCAGGTCGCAGCTGCGAACAACGGTTCGGACGCCGCCTACGGCGTGATCCAGGCCGCGATGCCGCTGACCCTGAACCGTCCGGTCTACGTCACCGACTCGCCGTCGCTGGTCGTCGCCGGCACGCCGGATCTGTACCGCACCATCGGCCTGGTCGACAATGGTATCGACATGATCAACAGCGAAGAGCAGACCGTCGTTCTGGATACCGTGACCGGCCTCGAGAACCTGGTCTCTCGCATGCAGGGTGAGTTCGCCTATAACCTGGCGATCAAGGGCGCCAAGTGGGATACCACCAGCGGCGGCGCGAACCCGAACCAGACCGCGATCGGCACCTTCGCCAACTGGGACCAGGCCGCGACGTCGAGCAAGGACTTCGCCGGCTGCGTCTGCATCTCGGGCTAACCGCCCGTCACCATGCCGGCCTGCGGCGATCCTGCGGGCCGGCAGTCAAGGACAACTATGCGGAAAAACATTGGCATCTACGCGTCGAATGATTGGCCTGACGCGAAAGTGTTCGCTGATCAGTTGCGAGCCGAAGGTCCGTGCACCGTCCGGATCCGCGACGGGAGGCTGTTCACCCCGGATCAGCGCGAAAACTTCGACATCGTGTTCGTCAAGGGAGATTTTCCGGCTGTGATGGATGCATATCCGGATGTGAGACGGATCGACGAGCCTTCCGACGTTGAGGCGAACGAGCCGGAGAGCGCACCGACCAGGTCGAAGCGCGGAGCCAGAACCAAAGACGCCGCAGCAGACACTGAATAAGGCAACACCATGCTCACCGACGCACAAAAGGTCGACTGCCGCCGCTGGATGGGCTACCCGACGCTGAATGCAGGGTATCCGGACACCATCTACACGGTGGCGTGGGATCGCTCGCAATTTCCCGTGTCGATCACGGAAAAGCTCGCGAACCTGACCGACGGCGAAGAAAGGGTGCTCATCGAGAAGTTCCTGGACCCGCTGGCAAGTTTGGAGCAGGGCATCCTGGCTGTGGCCGATAACCTCGATACCGATGCCGCAGCCGTCTGGAAGCGCAACACCAACGAGCAGGCAGACCGCGAGCGTCTGTTCGACTCGGTGCGCCGCCGGATGTGCGCGTTCCTTGGCTTTAAGCCAGGACCGGAGCTGGGCGGCGGTAACGGCATTTCGCTGGTGCGAGCATGACTGTCATCGCATGGGACGGCCGCACGATGGCCGCAGACAAGCGGATGGACTGCAATGGCTATCCTGCGACAGTCACCAAGATCTATCGCATGCCGGACGGCGCCCTGCTTGGCGGCTCCGGCGACTCGGACGTCATCAGTGCTTTGCGTCATTGGTATCAGGACGGCTGCAACCCATCTGCCTACCCCGACAACCGGGCGGAGCAGGGCTGTTATGCCACCTTGATGGTAGTGACTGCGGCCGGAGAAGTCCGGCTGTTTCTATCTAGCCCGATACCTATCCAGATGCACAACAAGAAGTTCGCCATCGGCTCCGGCGCAGACTTTGCGATGGCGGCAATGTACCTCGGGTACAGCGCACGCAAGGCGGTGGAAGTAGCCTGCGCACTAGATACCGGCTGCGGCAACGGAATCGACACACTGAGACTCGAACCATGATGACCGGCAACCGCCTGCAAGACCTGCTCTATGCCGGCTACGCCAAGCTCGCGGCAAAGGCCGGCTTCATGTACGACGTCTACCGCTTCGACGAGCCAATTGCCGTAACGGACGATCTCTACAAGATCGCGCGCATTCCGGTTGCACTCGCCGCCGAGAAGAAGTTTGCGATCCCGAACAAGTATCAAACGCCGACCTGGTACTGCTACGCAGATGGACGTTTGCTGAGGCCACGCGACATCCTGATCGGCCCCGCCGGCACGTTCTACATCGGAGACATGCAGCCGAATCTGCCTATCCAGGCGGTATCGACAAACCATGTGATCTCCATCGGCCGCGGTTCCTACGATGGCGGCGACCAGACCGTCGAGTTCTACGCCACCGGCATCCCGGTCTTCATGCAGTTCAAGCGCGAAGACATCAAGCGCTCCGAATTTGCCGCGACGATGGGGCAGGCGATCACGCACTGGACCACGTTCATCCCGCTGCCCGAAGGGATGTTGAAGCAGGATGACGTTGTGCAGGACGAAGAAGGTATCCGGTACATCATAGACGCACCGGACTTCACCAGTTTGGGCTACGTCGCTCACTTGAGGCTGATTACGATATGACGATGTACTGCGATCACGTTGTTGGCGTCTGGGCTGCCGACGACAACAACTTCCTGCGCGCCTCGGAGCTGAGCGAAGCTCTCGCAATCGCTCGTCGAATCTTCGATGAGTGGGCAGAAAACCCGAGGGCGCTTCCCTCTATCGTTGCTGAAGGCCGCGCGATGACCGACCAGCAGCTTCTTGAGAGGCGCGCGAGCATGTTCTCATTTTGTCCGGACTGCGGAGCCCGACTCAAATGATGACCATCGATCTGGGCCAGGCGCTCGCCGGCCTGAACCGGCTTGCCATGCTCAACATGTCGCCGTGGATGCAGTCGGTGGGCCAGAAGGCGCAGCAAGAGGTTCAGGCACGCATCCAGCAGTCGAAGCACGACCCGGAAAACCAGCCGTGGTCGCCGTGGCAGCCACGCACCGAGAAGCACCGCATCCGCAAAGGGAACGCGGGGCAGGGCCTGCTGTGGGACGAAGGCACGCTTTTGAACTCCATCAAATTTCAGGCTGACGGCCACGGCGTGACGGTTGGAACAGAAATCAGCTATGCGGGCTATCTGCAGGACGGGACCGAGCGTATGGCGGCCCGTCCTTTCCTTGGCTGGTCAGACGCCGAAACATCGGTAATGGAGTTCAGCGCGATCCAGTTCATCGAGGCGCTGCTGTGAAGACGGTGCGTCTCTATCAAAACCATGACCAGCACATCGACGGCAAGGTGATCCGCCATTTGGCGGGATCGACCGTCGACCTGCCCGATGACGAAGCCGATTTCGTGATCCGCGCCACGCTCGGTGTGCGCGCGAAGCTTCTGGAGATGGCCGAAAACACACCCGGCACGCCGGAAAGGATGCGCAAGAATGATCGCTGAGAACGCCGAAGATTTGGTGGCGCGGGTGACTTCCGTGCCGGCGCTGGCGACATCTGCCGGCCTGGCGCTCGGTGGGCGTGGCGCTGACCCTGCGCTGACCAAGATTCCCCTTCCGGCAGCCTGGATCATGTTCGGCAAGGACCAAGTCAACGAGCCGCCATACGGCACGTCGCAAAGCGGCGGTTTTGGCGGGATGGTTCCGCAAATCGAGAACATCCAGCAGGTGTTTAGCGTCGTGATTTACGTCCCGTACATCAGCCAGGACGACCTGCTGACGACGCAGTACCCGTTACTGGAGTCGGTGATCGCTGCGGTGCGCGGCAACGGACGGCCCGCACCATCAGGGCACCGATGGCGATACATCGGCCAGAAGCTCGCAATGGTCTATCCAGACCGCCTCGCCTACGAACAGCATTACACCATCGACGCAGTCATGTAGCAGCATCCCGCCCGCGATGAGCGGGTTTCTCTACCCACGAAGATAAGGAATATCTATGCCTCTCATCAGTAACGCCGCCCTGCAGGATATCGGCGACAAGCTCGCGCGGTTTGCCGCCATGTCGGTGGGCGACCCGAATTTCGACGACTCCTTCACCGCCGGCCTCGACGCCGCAAGCAATGCCGTGCTATCCGGTTCGAACAGCATCGCCCAGTACCTGCTCGACTCCAACGACGAAGCGGTGACCGCCGACCTGCTGCCAGCGGCACGTGACCTGGACGAAGCGCATCCGGCGATGCCGACCGGCTTCCTGCTCGGTATTCCAGGCATCAGCGCGATGATTAAGGCGCTGGACAGCCACCTGAAGCGTTACGCCGGCGTGACGAGCCTGGATGCGTACCTGTCGACCCTGAATGCCAGTGCACCGACGCTGCGCTTTCACGCTGCCTTTACCGACCACCTGAAAACGCTGTCGGCCAAGAACGTCTTCATCGGCGCGGATCTGGACCTGGCTCGCGTGAACGTCTCTGGCGCCGCGGCCGGCACTTTTACCCACCTGGCCGCGATCGACAAAACCAAGTATTCGGGCGCCAAGCTGGTCGCGAAGAACGTCGGCGCGCTGACCTCGAGCACGAACCTGTCGATCACCGGCAAGAAGTTCGACGGCACGACTGCAACCCTGACTGCCGCGATCACGACCCTGACCGACGGCGCCGAAACCAACCTGTCGGACGTCACCAAGGTCTTCATCGACGTGACCGGCATCACTGTCACCTCGGGCGGCACCGCCGGCAACGCGATCAAGATCGTCGCCAAGACCGACCGCAGCATCGCCGCAGCCTAACCCTAACTCTCCGATAAGGTAATCAATCATGGCATTTAACGACAATTCTTACGGCCTGTTCCAGGGGCAGTTGTTCCTCGCTGCGCGCACCATGAACGGCCCAATGACCGGCGGCTATATGCCGGTTGGCGACGCCGACATGTTCACGATCGACCCTAAGCAGAAGTTCGAGGACATCGAGGAAAGCCAGACCGGCCTCGGCCTGACTGCGGCGCACATTCCGACCCAGACCTCGGTCTCGGCGAAAATGCGCCTGCTGAACATCAAGCTGGACAACTGGGAGCGTGCCGTGTGGGGTACCCAGTCGGGCGCGGTCGATGCCGGCACCGTCTCGAGCGAGCCGGTCGTGGCCTACGCGGGTTCGATGATCCCGCTGGCTCACCCTGGCGTGTCGAATGTGACCATCGCCGGCCTGGCCGAAGGCACTGACTTCGTAGTCGACGCGCGTCAAGGCGCAGTGAGCATCCTGCCGACCTCGACCGCAACGTTCCCGCTGGAGACTACCGCGTCGTATTCCTACGCCGCCTACAGCGGCAAGGTGGAAGCCTTTACCCAAAGCCAGCCGGTGTTCTCGATCATGATGTTGGGAATCAACACGGCGAACTCGAACCAGCCGGTGCGCGTCGAGTGCTACCAGTGGGCGCCGGACATGGCGAAGGTGCTGAACATGATCGAAAAGAAACACATGAACTTCGAGCTCGATGGCATGCTGCTGCAGGACCAGTCCCGCCCGCTGCCGAGCGGCGACTCGCCGCTGTCGCAGTTCTTCACTGTGACCAAAGGCTAAGCGATGAGCGAAGACCTGAAAGCCCTGTTTCCGGGGCAGGAGGTCGTCGCTGGCGGGGAGACGATCGTCGTTTCCCCGTTCGCATTCGGCCAGTTGCCGCAAGTAGCGAAGTGCTTCGCGTCGATCAAGGGTGTCATCGAGGGCGGCGACCTGGTGGAAATCGCGTCTGCTGGCGGCGAAGACCTACTAAAACTGCTGTGCCTGGCGGCAAAGAAGCCGCGGGCATGGTTCGACACGCTACCGTCCGACGAGGGCCTGACCCTGATGGCGGCTGTTATCCAGCAAAACCGCGATTTTTTCGTCCGCCGGATGTCCCCAGCTCTGCAACGCCTCACTCAGGCCGTGAATGGGACTGGGGCGCAATCGTCGCCAGACTCATCCGCGCCGGCCACCGATGGGGCGACATCCCAGGCTACACCCTGAGCCAGATCAAGCTGTTTATCCGCGAATCCACCGTTCTAGAGCGGGAAGAAGCGGCTGAGCGCCTGAAATACGGCTGGATGGCGGCGAATCTCGAAGGCGACAAGATCAACGACGCGGCCAAAGCACTCACCGAGCGCCGCGACTAACGCCGCCAGGGATTTTTGCCAGCCATTCCAACTGCGGCAACTGGTCGTGATGGAGAAGTAGAACCTGCGTGCTGGCGGCAAGCGCGTAAGCAGAGGCCGTGTATGTGGCCGTGCTGACGACGACGGCAACCTGCGCGCCGTAGTGTAGCCGCCCGGCGACGACTTCCTGCACAGCCCGGTTTCCCACTGGGTGCGTGTACATCTTGCATTGGATTGCAACCTTGGTGCCCCGCAGAATCGCGATCACATCGACGCCCTGGTCCTGTAGCGGCGTCATATGCGTCTGCCATCCGGCATCGCGCAGCAGTAACGCGCAGTATTCCTCGTAGGCAAGCGGTGACAAGCTCCAGACGTCGGCCATGCGCAGTCCGTCGGCCTTTGCATCAATTTCGATACGCACCTTGCGTACCGCGACCGCGAGAACGAGGAAGCCAATGATTGTGTAGAGCAAAGGGATGCGCGAGACAACCCACACGGCACATGCGGCAATGATGCCGAGCCACGAGTAGTAGCAAAGCTTTTTCAGCAGCCACAGCATTTCGTAAATCTAGCACAACCGAGCGAGCACACATGGCATCCATGAACATCGAAATGCGCCTGAACCTGGTCGACACGGCCAGCGCTCCGGTCAAGGCGTTCATTTCGACGCTGGAAGGGTTGGAGGCGGCCGTTTCGGGTGTCTCCAGCCGGATGGCTGGCCTTGCGGCAGGCATGGATGCTCTTGGCGCATCGCTCGGCCTCATCAAGACCAATTCTGCCGGCGCCGCGGCTGAACTCGGCACGATCGGCGCGCAGGCCGGCACGGCTGCGGGTGAAACGGCACGCCTGGAAACCACCATGGCAGCCCTGTCACTGTCGCTGGAGCGCATCGTCGGCCAACTCGGCACGACTACCGCCGGTCTCGCCCGCATGGGTGGCGCGGCGGTTGCCGCTGGCACGGAAGCCGGTGCCGCCATGAATGGCGTTGGCGTTGGCGCCCAAGGTGCGACTACCCACGTGAATACGCTTGCGTCGTCGATTCAGGGCATGGCCGCACTGTGGGCCGCCTTCAAGATCGAGAAGGGCCTGAAGGCTTCGGTCGAGAGCGCAGCAGAGTACGAACGTACGGATAATCGTCTGCGGAATCTGAATCTGACGCCGTCCGAATCAGCGGAAATCCATAAATCTGTGCGCCAGACCGGCCGCGATTTCCACCAGTTCGACCAGAATGAGTTACTGGGAATGGCGATCGACCTACGCAATGCTACTGGTAGCGCGCATGAAGCCGCAGAAGGACTAAAAGGCTTCGCCGAGTCTGTCTTCGCCATCAACTTGTCTATGCCAAGTGGACAGAAGCTAGATAAGCAGGGTGAACTAAACTTCGCAAAGCTGCTGGAAGGCCGGGGTGTCACCATGGATCCGGCGCGCATGGAGGCAATGCAAGATCTGGTCGTTAAGATGGTCGCCACCACGCAAGGTCGCGTGAACCCGAACAACCTGTTCGGCAATCTCAGCTATGCAAAAGGTGGTCTTGGCCAGACCATGGATGACGAAGCGTTCAAGGTTTTCGGCGCGCTCATTGAACAGGACCAAATCGGCGGCGGGACCGGCGGTCGAGTCGGTACGATGGTCACGTCCTTCGTCAACAGCATAACGAAGGGCAGGGCTATCACGACGAAGAATCGCGATGAATGGCTCAAGCTCGGCCTAGTCGACCCGGACAAGGTCAACATCAACAAGAACACCAATCAGATCACCAGCATCCAAGCTGGCGCGATCGCGGGCACCGAGATCGTCGGCAAGAACTTCAAGCGCTGGGTGGACGAATACCTGCGCCCGGCGCTAATTAAGGCTGGCGTCAATATGGACGATCAGGCCGCGATCAAAGCCAAAACCGATGTGTTGTTCCCGGATCGGAACGCATCTGAAACAGGATTTCAGCTGCTTTCCCGTAAAAAGCTGATCGAGAAAGACGTCGAAAACTTCGACAAAACCGCCGGGAAGAAAGAGCAAGTCGAGAACGGCAAGAATCTTTCTGTCGCAGAGTGGGAAAGATTCCACAAGGTGATCAATGACCTGTCGATGGCGATCGGCGCAACGCTGCTGCCAGTACTGAACCCGGTGCTTGAAGCCTTTACGAAAGTCCTTGAAGTGATCGGCCGCCTCAGCCAGGATCATCCCGTCTTCGGATTCATGGTTGGCCTGAGTGGCGTCCTTGGCACTGTGTCGCTTGCAATCGCCGGCGTGACACGCCTGTTTGGTCCGCTCGGCGCAATGCTTGGCGTGACCGGCGCATCGTTTGGCGGCTTCGGCGCGATGGTAAGCGGCGCTGGTGCCGTCATCTCTACTGCCGTTGGCTTTATTCTGAGGTGGCTGCTGCGTTTGATCGGCCCGATCGGCCTGATCCTGCTGGCGTGGGACGCAGGCCTCGGTGACTGGATCTCGAAGCTCAATGTGTTCGGCCACTCAGTCGGCGATTGGGCATCCTCCCTGTCCGACACCGTCGTCACCGCATTCAAGAACATGTGGGTGCGCACGAAGCAGTACTTCGGCTTCCTGTCGGACGATGCAGCGGCTGCACAAATCGAAGCAAACAACAAGGCGAGCGCTCAGAAGCAAGGGAAGCTCGGCTTTGGTCCCAAATCCGTTGAAAAAGCGCCGGCTACACCAGCAACGCGCGGCGGCGCATCGGGCGATTGGGGGCGCGGCGAGGAAATTTCGCCAGAGTCCAAGGCAACCGAGGATAAGGTTAAGCGCGAAAAGGCAATTGCCAAGCAGCGAGAGGAGAACCAGGCGGCAGCCGCAGGTCTGCTCGGTGGCGGCAAGAAGGGCGGTCGCTTCAAGAACTACGACGCCAATCTCGACGACGCGAAGAACGATCTACGTCTGGAAGAGGATGAACTCGCCCGCCACATGAAGGCCGAGGACGAGCTCTACAAAGCGGGCAAGCTGTCGATCGACGAGTATTACGACGACAAACTGGCAACGATGCGCAAGAGCGTCAACGCACAGATTGCTGAGCTCGAGCGAGAAAAGACTGCTTACCAAAAGCAGGGCGATAAAGCCGGTGCCAACCGTGCGGATACCGAGATCACCCTGCGTAAGCGTGACCTCTCGGATAACGAGAAGTCGGTCGAAGTGCAGCGGCAGAAAGATCTAAACGCGCTGAAAGAACGCGGTCTGCAACTTGATGCCCAGCAACTGCAGGCCGAGGGCAAACGCAGCCAAGCGGCTCTCGCCCGTGAGGTGCAGAAGCTCAAGAAGGACCAGGAAGAATACCTGCGCAATGGCGACTACGAGCACGCGATGCTCGCGCAGCAGGCGATCGACACCGCCAAGCTGACTGCATCGTGGGAGCAGTACGGCGAAGCGGTCAAGAAGGTGCAGGAAGGCACGCAAACTCTGGAAGCCGCGGTCGACGCAGAGTTCAAGGCCGGCCACCTGAGCAGGTTCCAGGCCGAGCAGAAGGTGTTCGCGCTCCGGCAGCAGGAAGCCCAGCAACTCGACGAGCTGATCGCCAAGGAAAGGGCACTGATCCAGGCATCGGATGCTCCGCAGGGCGTGAAAGACCAGCGCCTGAAGACGCTCGACCTGTCGCAGGCAAGGGCACGTTCGACGCTGTCGGAAATGAACCCAGAGGATATGCGCGTCAAGCAAACGCTTGATAGCAGTATCGAGGGCGGGCTCACGAACTTGTTCGACAGTGTTATCAGCCGCTCCAAGTCGGCGAGCGAAGCCATCAAGGATTTCGGTAACAGCATCAAGGCAACGTTCACCAAGCTGATTTCTGAGCAGTTGGGGCGCAGCCTGTTCCAGTCCCTGTTCGGCTCGGGCGGCGTGGATATGGGTTCTGGTGGCGGCCTAGGCTCGCTATTCGGTTCGGGTGGCTTCTTCGGAAGCCTGTTCGGATCGTCTGGCGGCTCCGGCGTAGCGTCAAGTGCAACGTATGCAGCAAACGATTTCCTCTCGTTCGACGTCGGCACCGACCGCGTGCCCGCGGACATGCTGGCGATGATCCACAAGGACGAAATGATCGTGCCTGCCTATGACGCGGAACGGCTGCGTAATCTGCAGCCAGGTAGCGGGCGTGCAAATGCCGCTCCTCAGCCGATCCTGCAAATTCATCCTGACGCCTTCCACATGAAGCTCGGCGACTGGTTTGAGTCAGAAATGGCACGTCAACTGGCAACGCGATGACTATCTCAGCTTATCCAACAAACGTCGCCGTCGACGCGACCTCGCTTCTGATTTTCTCGGGGCCGCCGAACGTTACTGTCCAATGGACGTTGACCGGAAGCGGCATTCTGGAACCGGTCGAAGCCTATACGGACGTCAACGGCAAGGCGCACGCCAAGTACACGCCAGGCACGGTAGGCGACGTAGTGACGATCGAAGTAACACACGGCATCTAGGGATATCAATGACGACTTTGACCAGTTCGACGACTATCACGGTCGGCGATGGCGCTACAGCCGTCGATTCGGTGCAATTGACCGTTCTACCCGCCGTAAGTGCGCCCAATGGCCGCGGGCGCCTCGTTCATCCGTCGCTCGGGACCTACGATTACGTGCGCGGCCCTGACGAATGGGTGAACATCGATGGCGACGTGATCGTTGCTCCCACCTGGGCTAGCTCCAAGACCTTGCTTGGCTCGGCAAACACGCTTTTCGTGGGCGATATTCGTGACGTCACGGTAGAAGAACGCTGGGTGCAGTCGGTGGCAGGAGAACTGTCTCTGGTGAGGACGCTACTCGCGTTTTGGATGAACCCGCCGGATCCGTCGCTTGCGTATGTCGAGTGGTACCCGACCTACACCAGCAATCTTGGCTTCAAAGTCATCCTGCTTTCGCTGACGGTCGCCGGCAAGGAGATCACCCTGTCGTCGCTCGCGCACCAGGGCTGGGTTCGCGGGCCGATTGTGCTGCGGATGAAGATCGCGGGGCGGATCACGCCATGATGGAGTTGCTTTCAGGGCCGCACTTGGTGGCTCGCGTAGGGGAGGATTCCGCTTATACGGGCCCCTACGATACCAACAGGGCATTCTGGGATGACGAGCTCGGTATTGGGTCGCTGGCCGGCTATACAACGGCCCATGACGCGTTTGGATATGGCGCGAACTACTTCATTGCTCAGTTGGATGGTACGTGTGGCGCCAGAGCAAAGGCTTTTCATGGAGCTGTACTCGTCGACTTGTCGGGACAGTACGAATGGGCGCTATACGACGCTAATTTCAACGCTGACCTCGGGGCGCCAACTGGTTACGTGTATGGCCTCGATAAGCAGAGCGGAGTCTACGCCGACAAGCTGATTGCTATGAGCGCCGGCATTTATGCCAACCCCGTCATCTTCCCGCAAATCCGCACGAACGATCGACTAATTTCCATTCATGGCGCTGCAGTCACGAAGCGTGCGCTCGATGGGAGCGATGCTGACTGGATCACGGAATGCACGCTAACGCCCGGCCCATCCGATCCAATTTACGCCGGTCAGGTGCCTTCTGTTTCGAGGACGAAGGACCCTGGGATCGTCTGCCTGATTTATCCGAGCGGCGGCATCCTTTTCTACGATGTCTTCGCAAAACAGCAAGTCGTCAAACCATGGATTGCTCGCATCGGTGCAAACAAGGGCGCGTGGTACAGCGTCAAGTTCGATATCTACGTTAGCTACACGATAAGCGGTGGTGAGTGGTACGTGAGCGTGTGGGCCAATTCCGTGCGCCCGGCGACGCTAAGCAATCCGGAGCCGCTAACGTCAGTAGCAAGCGCGACCATAACTCAGCTTCGCGTGCGCCTGCTGGGTGACCATGACGAGCCGTGTGAGGGCGAACTGATTTCGTGGTCGATAACCGATGGTAGCGGCTCGTTGACCGCACCGCAGTCCAAGACTAATGCCGAGGGCTATGCCTACATCGGCTACGTGGCACCAATAACTGGCGGATCCACGTCGACCATTCAGGCAGTAGCGGAGTTCTGATGTACAAGAAAATCTTCGAAATCATGGTTCCGTACCGGATGCCGGACGACACGACGTTGACTGGTCCGTTCGGCCAGGTTCCCTATGCTCCTTTGGTAGCCTACTTTACGACAGCGCCCAGAATCTATGGCGAAGAATTCACCTTTGTGAATGCCATGCTGGTGAAGAAAGAGGCAACCCCAAATGGCCCGGCAACCATCACGTTGAACGTGATGAGCAGTAACATTTACTTCCCAAGCGTCGGCTTTTCGATGAAGTTCGACGGCTCGAACGGTTCGTTTATGGGGTATGGCCCGCTTATCGGTGATTCTCTCGATACGGAGATCGTGCAGAGCCAGGATGGCTCCCTGTGGAGTACGAAAAACACCGCCGGGAACAACAGCACACTGCACGAACTCGACCCGACCACCTACTCGGTGATCGACACGATCAGCGGCGATTTCTTCGAAACCCCGACTGACCAGCAGTTTCACGGCATTGTGCATCCGATGATCGACAGGTCACGCGGCATCATCGTGATGGCTGGATATCCGGCGACAGTAGATTCCCGTTACATCTTGGTGAACGACTTCTCGACCGGCGCCCTGATTCGCCGTATCTGGGTCTCCGGCCCTGTGGCGCAGATCATGCAGGAGGACGACCGACGCTGCTTCGTGGTCTGCACCAATGGCATCATCAATGTGGTCGACTTCACGACCGGCGAAATCGTGTCGACGACGCGCACTCCAGTCGCTGACCCGCATGAGTCGTTTGGGGCCGGCGGCGTGACCTATGCCTGGGATTTCGTGCTGCGCCGGCTGCTGGCTTTCAATTTCGTCGACGGCGCCTACAACACGCCACCTGTAAATCCTGACGGATCGTCGTCCAACACGATCACCGGCTACTACCCGGTGCCGATCGCAACGAATATCACCAAGCCGATTCCGCTCAAGCCGCCACGCAAGGGCAGCACCGTACCAATGCTGGTGCGCGCCGTGGGCGATGCCGGCGAACCGATTCCCAGCTTGCCTATTACCGTTACCGCGACTGCTCCCGGTGCGATTGGTTCTGGTGCGCGGATCACGGATAGCTTCGGATACGCCACGATCAACCTTATTGGCACCGATGCCGGGTCGAGCGTAGTGACCGTCAGCGCAAATGTCGACGACAGCTCCACTGGAGCCGTTGGCGGTGGCACTGGTGGAAGTGGCGGGAGTGGAAGTGGCGGCACTGGCTCTGTCGCTCCAACCTTGTCCTCGCCGACCGCTACGCAAACTGGCGCTTCGACGGCAACCGGCACCGTCTCGACCAATCAGGGTAACGGCTCGCTCTACACCCTCGTGTCTACCAGCGCGACCGCAACGGCTTCGGAGGTCAAGGCAGGCCAGGTTCAGAGTGTAACGGTAACCGGCACGCAAAGTGTGAGCATCGCCGGGCTTGCGGCCAGCACGACGTACTACCCGCATTACCTGCATCGAAATAGATCAGGGCTGGATTCCGCAGTCGCAACCGGTGCGGGCTTCATGACCGCGGCCGATGGCGCAGGCGCTGGCAGTGACCCGTACATGCAACTCCCACAAGAGGGATTGCCAACCTCCACTGGCAAGGGGGCCGTTAATAACATCAATGCGGTACAGATTGCTTGGGGCGATGCCTGGTACAAGAAGCCGGATGGCACTTACACCACTGATTCGACTCAAGGAACTATCAGCCACATCACGGAGCGCCATATCTTTGGTATCAACCTGCATGCGGACCAATCAATGCCGTACGCCGTGGGTAATTACATCAAGATTCGCGATCTGCCTCAACCGAACCTTAACGAGCCGGTCCCATCAAAAACGTGGGTTGTCGATGGCATAACCATGACCACAGAGGTTCGCGATTCAAACTGGGAGTTTGAGCCAGATGTCAACGTGTCGAGCTACGTTTACTTCCACCGGGTTGCACGGGTAACTGCTTCAACGTTCGAACTATGGACCATTCGGCCCGTGTCCTCATTGGACGAGCTCAATCGACTACTGGCGATGCCTGATGAGCTGACCGTGCCGTACACTTCCTTTGCAACGGCACAGCGGGATACATACGGCAACTACACCTCTCATACTGATCCGAGACCGCGCTCGTACAATGGCATTCTGGCTCCAACTGTCGCGGGGCCATGGCCAAGCGCGCCAAAGGAATATGGCATCGCACCGAGCAGCTCCGTGCCGCTTTTGCGTAATCCGTCCTTCTGGACCGTCCGATCGTATGAGGCCTTACTCGGGGATGTCTATTACAAAAAACAAGATGGCACCTTTACCACAGACCCCAGCCAGGGCGCGGCGAGCCATCTAACATTGCGAACCCGCTTCAAGACTTGGGGTAGCTTGTGGAGGGTCAACGATATAGTTTCCTTCGACTATATCCCTTACGGTAACGACGCAGCTGCCGCGTACAAAGAGTGGGTGGCTCCTGATGGTACTACCAGGAGGTACACCTACATTGACCACAACCTGTGGGGAACTGGCCTGGAGTACGCCACGAAGTATTTTGAGCACGTCATTCGGGTTGTCGAGGATGACTACTTCGAAATCTGGAAGGCAATTCCGCTTGCCAACGACGCTGATTTGCAAGGCTGGCTGGCTATGCCTGCAGGGTGGCAAAACTACAACAATGTTGACGCTGCCACTGGGACCTTTGGTATTAATCCTGAAGTAGTTACTTACAATAATCCATATCCGCTTTCCTACAACGGCGTAGTGGTGGGGAGCGGAGTTCAAAACATGAGTGGGTCTGGTAGTGGGGCCGGCTCGGGTGGCGGCTCGGGCGGCGGTGGTGGCACTGGCGCTGGTACCGGTACTGGTGGCGGACAAAGCGGGCAGCCGGTCGCTGTGGGCAGCGAGATCGCCCCGCTGTCGGTCGAGAACACCTCTACCAGCGCAGCCACGAACCAGCCGTTCAGCATCGGGCATGTGTTCGCGAAGGGCCATCTGCCTAGCAGTGGCGCCGCAATCACGCTGCACCTGCCGGACGGAAGCCAGATCAGTGCCCAGCTTAACGTCAAGGCGACCCACGCAGACGGATCGGTGCGCCACGCCATTGTTAGTGGCGTGATCCCGAGCATCGCAGCCGGCGCCATCGTGCCACTGTCGATGAAGCGGGCCAGCGCTGCCAACGCTGGTCAGAATGTCGGCCTGCCGGCAGCCTTGCCATCGGCTCGGCTCGTGATCGGTGGTGTGCAATACACCGCTGCACCAACCAGCGCGACCGCCCACGACACGTGGTTCTCCGGCCCCGTGGCCAGTGACTACATTTTCAACATGCCATTCGTGAATGGCAGCGGTACGTCACATCCGACCCTGACCGCGCAGTTCTCGGTGCGCGTGTTCAGTACTGGCCATGTTCGTATCGACTACGTCATCGAGCACTGCAAGGCCTATGCCTCGGCTTCCGACATTACCTACGACGCCAGCCTTATCGCCGGTGGCTCTACGGTCTACACCCGGGCCGGCCTGGTCCACACCCCGGCGGCGCGCTGGAAGCGGACGATCTGGCAGGGACCGGCCTCAACTCTGCACGTAAAACACGACATCAACTACCTGATCGACAGCCGGCAGGTCCCGAACTACGATCGCAGCATCACGATTGATGAATCGGTACTGGCCGGTTATATGACGAGCCTAGCAACCACGAAGTTTGACCCGATGGGCTTTGGCACGCTACAGCCGGCAATGCCCACCACCGGTGGCCGCCCTGATCTGGGGATCATGCCCGACACTTATGTCGCCACGATCCTGTCGATGGACAGGCGGGCTAAAGCGGTCATGCTGGCAACCGCCGACATCGGCGGTACCTGGCCGATGTGCCGGCGCGACGACAGCGCTGGGCCGGGCGCTGGCTATCCACTGTCCGTCATCAACTTCCCGTATGCCTCGATCAACGGCAACCCGGGCGACTGCATCAACCCGGCCACCGGCAAGAACGAGCACCTGCCGACCCTGTCAACTGTTACCAAGGCCGTGGCTGACAGCTCGCACCAGCCGGACATGTACTACCTGCCGTACCTGCTAACCGGCGACCTGTTCTACCTAGAGGGCCTACAGTTCTGCGGCACCTTCAACCATTACCAGGACAACCCGTACTACCGCGAGTTCGCCAAGGCGCTGGTCAAGGGCGATCAGGTGCGCGGTCAATCGTGGAGCCTGCGCACGATGGCCGAGTGCGCCGCGATTACACCAGACGACCATCCTCTCAAGTCGCACTTCATCGGCTGGTACAACAACAACATGAAGTGGTATCTGGACAACTACCTCGATGCCCCGAGCACGCTCTACGCCAACCAGTTGGGCGTCATTACCAACGGCTCGGCGGTCGTGTACAGCATCAACGGCGGCACGACCAACGGCTTGGCCCCGTGGCAGGACGACTTCTTCACGCAGTCGCTGGGGCACCAGTTCGAACTGCTGGGGCTGGACACCACCAAGCGCCTGCTGACGTGGAAGGCGAATTTCCAGATCAGCCGCCTGATGGGGGATGGCGTATGTATCCAGAACGCGTGCATCTACGCGCTGGGCGTTCGTCAGACCTCGACCTCGCCGTATTTCTCGACCATCGGCGATTGCATGGCCTTCAGCGTCCCGCCGGACCAACAGGCCTACCCATGCAATTCGCCGCAGCGCCTGGTCCTGATGAACCAGAATCTGCAGCCCGGAGACATTGGCGGATACCCAGCCTCTGCCGAAGGTTATCCGTCGAACTACCAGCCGGCTCTGTCGTACTGCGTCGACATCGGCTACCCCGGTGGCGCACAGGCCTGGACCAAGTTCATGGCGCGCCCGACGAAGCCGAACTACGGCTTGGACGGCGCACAGTTCGCGATCGTGCCGCGCCAAGGTACTACCAGCGGCACGGGCGCGACGCGCGACCCACTGCAACAACCGTTCGCGTCAAGCTCGATCTGGAACATGCCAATCGGCTCCGGTGCCGTGTACGTGCCCGCCAACCTCGACCCGAACCCAGCTGGCAGCCAGTATGCGTACATGCCTGCCGGTGACGAGGAGCAGATCGTGCTGACGCCGACCGCGCCGCTGACCGACATCAGGTACAGCAGCGCCGCGTGGACTGGGGCCGACCGCTGCGTGACTGGTGGCGCGGTGCTGGCGCAAGTGCCGATGCCGTCCAACTTTGTCGTGCCGAACTCGACCCACAACAACGGGGCATCGTTCCTGAAGGCCGATGGCCGCACTATCGTGCAGGTCCAGCCGCTGGCCCGCTGCACCGCTGGCGGGTATGCCACGGCGCTGACCAACCCGATCAGCGTCGACCTGTATGGCGACGGAATCGCCGGCATGCACGGTGGCTCCGGCCTGTCTTCCATAGGCGGCTCGATCCGTGTGGGCGAGCTGCGACCGGGGCAGCAGGGTCCGAAGCACGCCTTGAAGATCAACGTGTACGCCAAGGGCGCGCTTTTCAAGGCAACCACCCATGCCGAAGGTTTCCGCTGGCCTGCCACCACCTGTGACAGCTACGCCATCGGCTGGTATGGGACGGATGGCAACAACACGAACACCGCGATGAAGATGGGTTCGCTGCTGGCAATTCCGGCCAGCGTGTCCATCGACTCGCTAGGCCTAACAACCGAACCGGCCAAGCAACTAGCATGGACCCTCCAAAACTACGGCGGGTACATCGTGGACGACTGTTATGCAGCGGGCTTCAACTTCAGCGTCGAAGAGGGGCCGGGCGGCAGCAAGAAGGCCGAGTTCCTGGCTGACTATGGCTTTGCCTTTGACCAGAAGGTGGAGGCGCAGAGCACATGGGTCAAGGACATCCAGAAGATCGTCTCAGCCCTGCATGTGGTCGACAACAACGGCTCAGGCAACATTGGTGGTGGTGGCACGCCACGTCAACCGTTGGCGCAGGCGATCAGTGCGCCGGCGCCGTAGCGGTGTCTCAGCAGTGATATTCAGTCAGAGCCACCTTCGGGTGGCTTTTTAATGGGATACCTATGGATATGACATGGGAGCCGTATCCGCTTGACAGCGTACGGGCTACGACGGTGTTCGTCCATGCAGCGACCCCACTGGAGGTTTTGCAGGGCACGTCAATGACTCCGTACGAGATTACGCGGTTCTGCACGTCGGTTCGCCAGTCTCCAAGCGAGGTGTCGGTCGGCCTGGCATGGCACGATGAACTGTACGGAGAAAGCCAGCCGCGATTCGGCCAAATCCTCGAGGTCAAGCTGGAAGGACGTAGTTTCTGGATCGGGATTATCCAGTCGATCAACGATTTCCGCCTGTCGTCTGGACAAAAGTCGATGACGCTTGTCGCGCGGTCGCGTGACGCCTCACCGCTTTGGCGAGAAACGCGTCGCCTGACCGACATTTACCCGGTCTCGACGCCACTCGATTACATTGCGCGCCAAATTTGCCGCGGAATCGGAGTTGCCGACGCCGAGATCGGCCCGCTGAATATTCCGGGCTACACGGTGCATTCGAACACACAGCTGGCCGACCTACCGCCATGGCAGATGTTGACGGTCCTGATGCAACCTTCGGGACTTGAGCCTTACGTCGATGCGCTTGGACGTCTGAAGTCCATTTCACGCGATACGACACGCGCGGCTGATGTCGAGCTAGCGGACAACACGAGGCTACTAAGCGTCAATGGTTCGAAGTCTCGCGCCCCGGTCACGGAAGTAAAGATCAAGTGGCTCGACCCGAACCTGAAGGAAGTCTCGCAGGTCGACAGGGTTCTCGACAAGGTCACGATGACGGCCGGCTTCTTCAAGCTGAAGATCGAGCGTGATGTTACGTTCAGTCAGGATGGATCGCAGCGCGCCCGTGATACGCACATGGTGGTCAGGCAGTCGGCCAATGCCGGTTTGCTGCCAGTGTGTAGCGAAGACTACAGCCCAAAAAGTATCACTGGAGGGCAGATCGTGCTGCGGACCTCGGCGTGGGTACCTGGGCTCGCTACGACGGCCATCGCGGCAAAGCTTTTGGCGCACAAAATTCCAGATGGCGTGCTTGGCGGTATCACTGTCCCACAAGGCAGGCTGGTGGAAGGTGCCGCCGACGTCGCAATCATGGTGACGATGATGTCGATTGGCACTGGTGTGTACGAGATTTGGGGTACGCCCTACGACATGGTGCATGCCCGCAATACGACTACCGCCTACGGTAAGACCGTCAAGGATTGGGAGGTCAACGTCTCCGAAATCGAAAACGACTTCGTGATGAACCAGGAGCAGTCAGAGGGGTTCGCGGTCAGGGAACTGACTTACTCCTATCGCGCCGCCAGTTCCTATAACATTTCGATTGTCGATGACCCGCGTATCGAACGCGGCGACATCATTTCACTGAAGGACGGTAGCCGCGTGTACGTCACGGACTACGCGCGCGATCTGTCGCACGGCTCGCCGGCGAAGCTCGATATCACCGGATTCAGGTGCTAAGACCATGAGCGTACTTACCTATCTGATCGAAGCGCAGCAGCGCGACTCGCAGCAGGAGATTGACGGCAAGGTGCTCACCCGCCCGACGTTGAGCGTGACCGATGGACTGTCCACGACTTACGCATGCGACGTCGATATCGGAATTACCAACCAGCAGGGCAATGACCAGAGCACGAATCTGCTGAATGTCGGCTCCATAGGGTCGGTGCTGCACAACGTCCCGATCGCACGCGGAAACATGGACGTGATCTACGCCGATGTCGGAGCGGCAGTGCGCCTTCGCCGGTCCACGTCGGGGCGCTACGAAATCATCGGCTTCTCGAAACAGATGCCTGGCACGTATATCAGGGTCCCGGTCGACCTTGAGGACTTCACCTTCGGTCAGATCGAGGATCTGTCGATCACTTCGCGCGCGGTTGCCTATGGGGACCTGGTCAATTTCGGCGGATACGGAACCGCAGCATACGGCATCGTCGCAATTTACCAGGGCACGAACTTGATTAAGGTCACGGCATGAACGAACTCCAGGTTTTCAACAACGGCGACACCAACTATATCCAGAAGCACAACGCCAACTATGCCAACCTCAAGGCGGCGATTGAGGCGCTGGAAAACAACCTGGCGGCGCAAGTTGCGGCGGCTTCTGGTCCAGGCTCGGCATTCGACGCACTGTTTGGCCCGACAGCCGCCATCATCGGCGCTGACAGCTACGCCATGACCGGCAGCGGCGATGTACTAAACGTCGCACCAGGGTTTAACTGGAAGCCATCAATCCCGATGGTGGTACGCAACCCGGCGCCGACAACGCTGTCCTTCACTGGCCTTGCCGCAGGAACGTACTACGTCTACGCGGACAAGACTGGCACACCAGTGCGCAGCGCGACAGCGGGCGTCGAAGACATTTACTCGATAGCGTGGACCGGATCGACTTTCGGTGCGATCACCCGTCTCGCGCCTATCGTGTGGGGAGCAGCGGACGATTTTGCGGCTCAGGTCAGCGCGGCACTCGGCCAGACTTTCACTACGCTAGACGCCCGGCTGGAAGCGGGCGAGGCAGCCGCTGCTGGCGGCGCCCTAGCGCGTGCCTGGCAAATCGGCAAACTGGACAAGGACGTCTCCGGTAGTACAGATGTCACGTTGTCCGCGGCAGAAGCGAACAACATGGTGATCAACCTCACCGGGGCGCTGACTGCCGATATCGACGTAATTCTTCCTGTCGGAGCCAGTTCCAGGCTATGGGCCGTCACGAATAACACAATCGGCGCCTATACGGTGACGATGAAGGGTGCCTTGGGAGCTGGTGCAGTAGTTGCGCAGGGCAGCAAAGCGCTCTTCGGACAGGATGGCACAAACGTCTTTGCATTAGGGCTCAGCCAGCAGACAATTATTGACGCGATTACCGCGCACGAAGCGGAGGCGGACCCGCATCCGCAATACCTGACGCAAACCGAAGCAGATGGACGCTATGCGTCGTCGACAGCCGCGACAGGTGTATCGAGCGTGAATGGTCATACAGGAGCAGTCACGTTAGCGGCGTCCGACGTTGGCGCTGTGGCAAGTAGCGCGCTTGGCGCGGCAAACGGCGCAGCATCGCTTGATGATGGTGGCAAATTGCCAGCTTCTCAGCTACCGAACCTGGCAATCATCGACTTCCTCGGCACGGTAGCAAATCAAGCTGCCATGCTTGCGCTGTCCGGCCAAAAGGGCGACTGGTGCGCGCGATCGGACACGAGCACTGTCTATGTTATTACTGGCTCGGACCCTACCCAAGTCAGCTCATGGACTGCCCTGAGCTATCCGACTGGAGCTGGCGGCACCGTAACCAGCGTTGCACTGACTACACCGGGACTTCTGTTTAACGTAACAGGCTCGCCCGTTACAGGTGCCGGCACGTTGGCAATGACGCTCAAAACGCAGGCCAAGAATACTGTGCTGGCTGGCCCAGCTACCGGCGCAGATGCAGTGCCGACAATGCGTCCACTGGTGCAGGCAGACCTGCCAGCGCAGCCGTTAATCCCGGTCCCGTTTTACCCCGGCGTACCAGCGGCAAGCGCGCTGATGCTGATGTTCCCGGCGCCGGCTGGCACCGGAACGCTTACCTTCGCCGCCGCACTCGCTGGCAGCTCTGGCAAGGCGCTGGTTGCCGCAACGGCCCAAACCGACTTCGATGTACGCAAGAATGCGACCAGCCCGAGTAGCGGGACAAGCGTCGGAACCATGCGCTTCGCGGCCGGCGCGACTGTGCCGAGCTTCATTGCCGCAAGTGGCTTCACTTTAGATGGCGGGACTGAGTGGCTGACTATGTGGGCTCCCGCAACGCCCGACGCGACCCTTGCCAATATCGCCGCGTCGTTGTACTGCACCCGTTCATAAGGAATTCCCATGGCAGGCACATATTATTTTGTTGGCGGCGAGGATCATGATTTCCTCAAAATCGGCAATGCAACGATTGATACGGCCACTACTGCGGCAAGGCGTACAGCAAATTCTAGGTGCACCTTAAAAAGCGTTAGTGGATCTGGAACCGTTGCCGGGGAAGGGTGGCAATGTGCATTCTCCGCGTCTGCGTCAACATTCTGGCTCACCGGCAGGTTCTACCTCGGAACGCTCACCACTGGAAATGCCAACCACTTCCTCGCGCTGCTATCAGGAGCTGTCCGCCGCCTCGTCCTGACCCCATCGACGAATACTACGAGCGGCTTTTTCAGGCTGAACAAGATTAACTCGGCCGGGACTGTTACTACGCTCGCGACATCGTCCACAGGGTTCTCGGCGAACACGATCATAAAACTTGATATGTTCGTAAATTACGCTGTTGCGGGGCAGGTGCAAGTCTATCTGGACGGGGTCAAGATCATCGACTATAGCGGAGACGTTACGACGGACAGCGCAACGTCGCTCGACGGGGCAGTACTCGGCCATCCATTCTATGCTGGCAGTTCAGCGAGCCAAGTGTACTGGTCCGAGATCATCGCAACCAGTGACGACACCCGCGCCTTAAATCTGAAGACGACGGCGGTCACTGCGAACGGAAACACCTATACGTTCGATAACGGCAACTATGCCAATGTGAACGAGACCGTCACGGATGATACCGGACTGATTTCGAGCGGCACTGCCGGGCAATTGGCTCAGTTCGCCGTGGACGCTAGTGGCATTACTGGTACGCCAGCCATTCGGGCGCTGTGCATCTCGGCGCGGGCGCAGAAGGGCGGCACCGGACCGCAGAACGCGAAGATGAGTGTCCGTGCTGGTGGCATTGACCAGTTGAGCGGTGTACTCGCGCTGCCAGCCGCAATGAACCGCGTGTCGTACATCTTTACGACGAACCCGAATACATCCGGCCCATGGGCGTATTCGGACCTGACTGCCGCAGGCTTCAACATCGGCATCAGGTCGGAGACGTAATGCGATGGCTGACGTCTCAAAAATCAACGGCTATGCGGTCACGGGCGGTTTTGACGACCGGATAACAGTGGGTAAGCTGGTCGGTTATGCCGTTACCAACGACGCCGATACCCATGCAAGCGTATCGAAGCTGGTTGCCTATGCCGTGGTCGTAGATAGCCCCGCGAGCACAGCGCGCCCCCAAGTCTTTGTCTGTACCTAACATCGAAAGGTCATCATGGATTACATCATCAGCGTCAACGGAAACGCTAAAACCGTCGCACTCCAACGAGCTCTTGCAGCCTACAACGCGAGCAACCCGACCATCAGCGTCGAGGACTTCATCCAGAAGCTAGTCGACGGCCAGCTGTCGAACCTCGTCGCATCGTACACCGTCGCGCAGATGGACCGCATCACTTGGCTCAAGGAGCGATTCACACAGACCGAGCGCGCAGCTATCCGCCAGGCGGCAATGACGAACGGCGCGATCGCAGACCTGTGCTCGCTGGTCGATGGTGCGTCAGTCGTACATTTCACCGATCCTGTGACGATTGAGGGCGTCGCGGCGCTCGAAGCAGCCGGGCTGATTGATGAAGGTCGAGGCGCGCAAATCCTCGCGATCTGACAGTTTGTCTGCCGGGCGTGCGCCACGTGCACGCCAAGTTTCTCGATGCCTCAAACTAACGACCAGTTGGAGATCGGATCCCGTCGTTAGCCTTATCGCTATCGTAGGCTGCGGATACAACATGAGCACAACGATCTGTCCGGTATTTATCGCCAGACACGGATACGTCAATCCACCTGTGATACGCAAAAATAGCGAACGTCGCGACGAACGCGCCGCCGATCATATCGACCAGGTAGTGTCCTCCTTGAGTTGGCAGGGAAATCATCATTAATCCATTGAGAGAGGCGATCAATGGGAAAAGCCTTGAATAGCGGTAGGCATACGACAAGAGTACGACGCCGACCATATGAAATGAAGGGAACGCTATCAGGCCCTTCACCATTAGCAAGGAAAGAGACTTCGTCGCGCCACTACGCAGCGAGAGGATTTCTGCCGTCTCCGGCGAGTCCATTTGGTGATAAGGGTATGCGCCAAGTGCGGGGAGAAAGCTGGAAACAACGCAGCAAATTAGCAGGGATATTATCGCGGTCCACCACAACTCTCTTGCGCGCGCTACTCTCCTGGCGTGCGAGAAGAAGACGACCGCAATAAATGTTTGAGGGATCAGGCTCACATATGCGAGCGCTAGTGTTTTGTGAAAAACCGGATGCGCTTGGACGAACTCAAACCAACTGAGCCAATGAAAGCCTAGGGCGCTGTCGATGCTCGAAAATGTAGAGTCGAGCAATGGAAAAGATAGCGTCGTACAAAGGTAGGAGAAAGTCGCTCCGACAACTATCTTCCCAAGCCATAGCGAGAGGTAATTGCATATTTGCGCAAGGCGTTGAGCGAGCCCACTCAACTCAAGGATTAACCCAAATGAGAACGGGATAACGATCAAGACGAAAGCCTCACCTACATCGACCAGTTCAATATCAGCAAAGTGCGCCCAAACGCCTTCGATCCCCGCAAGAGCAAGAAGCAGCATTAACGCGCGCTTGTCCACCGTTGCTCTATTGCGATCAAGTAATGGGCGACTTACGGATATATTTGCTTCGTTCATCGGCATGCATCCTCTAGGAAATGTTTTCAACATTAGTCGGTAGCGGACTGGACAGACGATAAACCTGTTTTGCATCCGTTGCAACGGAATCCGGTCCGTGATCGGCTAATACAACAACCCGCCACGAGCGGGTTTTCTTTTGTGGAGTCGCTATGCAGCGCATCGGGTTACTCGGGATTTGGCTGGTTTGCATCCTATGCGCTGCGGTCGCCTTGCCGTGGATGCTTTTCTCGATCCTCGTTGGCTCTCCGCGCGCCTGGGCGATTGCAAAAGGCTTCGACAGGGTTGGCAACGCCTCGACAGGCGGTGACGACAGCGAATACCTGAGCGGAAGGGCGCAGCGTGTGCGAAAAGAGGGGCGACGGTGGGCCTGCATCTTGTGTCGGCTTCTCGACAAGATAGACCCTGGCCACTGCGACAAATATTGACTTAGCCGGCGACGACCGGATACCACATCTCCTCAACCAACCCGCTCATCGCGGTCACCTGCGAGTCCACATGGACCACATCAAACATATCTTCGACACCGCATCCACGGTTGCCGCCACCGTCACTATCGCTGGGTGGTTCGCCAATGCGCTTCCTCCTTTGGCAGCCCTGGTATCGATCCTTTGGATCGCCTTTCAGTTCTATCACTCGGTGCCAATGAAGACCCGGCGCGAACGAAAAGCGCAGAAGGAGGGGCAATGCGACTCGTAGATGACTGGCAGACGATCTTGCGCAAGGCGTGGTCGGTCAAGTTCAATGTGGCCGCGGCGTTGTTCGGCGCCGGGGAAATCGTGGTGCAGATCTGGCAGCCGACTGGCGTGCGCCCCGGTGTATTTGCTGGCATCGCGGCATCGGTGTCGATCGCTGCAACCGCCGCCCGGGTGATGGCGCAGAAGGAGCTTAGCGATGACACTTCCAAATAGGCCGGGCAAACGTGGGCTAGCGGCCATTGTCGGTTCGGTTGCTGCGGCTAGCCTGCTGGTGTTCACGCCAGCCCAAGAGGGCACCGTCTACGCCACCTATAAGGATCTCGGCGGCGTGCTTACTTACTGTACGGGAGCGACGGAGGACGCGCAGTGGGGGAAGATCTACTCGCCCGCAGAGTGTGCGGCCCAGCTTGATCGCGACCTCGAGCGGCACGCGGCAGGGATTGCCAAGTGCGTGAACATGGATCGCCTTACGGACGGCCAGCGCGTCGCATTCGTCGACGCAGCTTTCAATTTAGGTGTGCCAGCGTTCTGCGGGTCGAGCATGGCGCGCAAGACTAATGCTGGCGATATACGTGGCGCCTGTGATGCGCTGCTGTTGTGGAACCGGGTTGGTGGGCGGGAAGTAGCGGGGCTGACGAAGCGACGGCAGCGCGAGCGCGAACTCTGTCTGAAGGGACTGACATGATCGCCGCCCTCATGTTGCGCCTCTCGCCGTACAAGCTGCTGTTGGTCTTGGCCATTGGCTTCGGTGCAGGCTGGCTCGTCAACGGCTGGCGGCTGCACTCCGCGCTGGCCAAGGTCGAGGCAGCGCGCGCTAAAGAGAAGGCCGATCAGGCAACAGCTGCCATGACAACGCTGAAGGCTGACGCTGCGGCGATCCATCAAGCAGCTACCGAGTACGCCGGCATCCAAAACACTCTCGCGCCCAAGATTGCGGCGCTCACCAAGGAGCTACGCAATGCGCCTCGCCTCCCTGTGGATTGCAAGCCTGACCCTGTGCGGGTGCGCAACCTCGACTCCGCCATCGACGCAGCCAATCAGGCCGTCCCTCGATAGCGCGCTCGCCGCTCCATGCCCGGCAATCGTAAAGCCGGACGCACCCGACTACGACGTCTGGCAGCTGTGGGCAATCGACCTGCTGCACCAGTACGCTAACTGCGCCGCCCGCCATGCCAAGACCGTCCAGGCTTGGCCAAAGTGAAGGAAAAGCATGACAAAGATCCTGTTCATTCCAGATAGCCAAGTGAAGCCAGGCGACGATCTTGGCTTCCTGACTCGCATCGGTAGGTACATCGTAGACAAGAAGCCGGACGTCATTGTGCATGCAGGTGACTTCGCGGACATGGAAAGCCTAAGTAGCTACGACAAGGGCAAGCGGTCCTATGAAGGGCGAAGGTACAAGGCCGACATAAAGGCCGCGCGTGATGGGATGGAGGCGCTTCTAGGCCCTCTGCGCGAATACAACCTCATGCGAATACGGAACAAGAAATCCCCATATCGCCCCCGCATGGTTCTCACGCTCGGCAACCATGAGAATCGCATCAATAGGACCATCGACGATGAGCCGCTACTGGACGGGACCATATCGACGGATGACCTGATGTACAAGGAATACGGCTGGGAAGTCCATCCGTTCCTTGAAGTAGTGGTCATTGAAGGCATCGCCTTCGCCCACTATTTCACGACTGGCGCAATGGGGCGTCCAGCATCCTCCGCGCAGGCGATGTTGAACAAGAAGCACATGTCGTGTATCGCCGGCCACCAGCAAGGTAGGCAATCGGCTACAGGCGTCAAGGCTGACGGGCGGCAAATTACCGCAATCATCGCGGGATCCTGCTACGAGCATGCTGAAGAATATCTGGGACCACAAGGGAATAAGCACTGGCACGGCGTCATCATGCTGCACAACGTGAGCAACGGAGAATTTGATGAGTGCTTCGTGCCCCTGCATTACATCAACGAGAGATATGGAGAGGCACATGCTGCGTGAGCGAGCAGAAGTGCACAGCCGCGCCAGAAATGCTGGCTCCGTCATAGCCCGGTCATGGTATATTCACTCAACGGAACATCGGATGAAAGGCTATGCTTTATGTCTCTCGTTGTTGATCAACTCCAATCTTATTCCAATGAGCTGGACAAGGCCGTGATCGCCCTCGGCTCGGACAGTATCAGGCTGGAACTTGCGTCAATCCGCACGGGAATTGAGCGAGCTAAGCTGCAGCTCAGCTCCTGTGCTATGCCAGTTCTACCGAAGATCATTTTCGACATCTCCTGACCCGCTAGACCGAAAGCCTACGTTCCAAAGGCATGGTCATCACCCGTGCCGCAACCTCAGCCGGCACTCCGCTGGCGGCAAGCGTGACTGACGTCGCCAGCCAGCCCACCAACGGCAGCAGGATCAGCGCCAGGTCGACCCGGCTGGCGGTGATGTGGTCAATGCGTTCGATCATGGCGGCAGGATACAGCCCGACAGCCGTGCGCTAGTTGAGCTCACGCAGGCTGCTATACTGTACGCATGCACAGTATAGTCAAACGTCTACGCGACAAGGGAGTGACGCGCTCCCGCGACGATATCGCCCTTGACCACGGTTACGAAGGCGAACTGCGCTTTGGCGCGGTAGGCCTGGTGCCGACCGCAACGCTGACCGAGCCGGACGACGAGCACTTCCGACCTATCATCCCTGCGCTCGAGCACGCGGAGCTGGTCGTCATTCGCGTGGACATGATGATGTTCCGCGGCATTGAGCGGGACAAGGGTGGAGCAGGGTACGAGCAGGAGTGGTCAGTGCGGATCATCGGGTACTAGGCCGCTACTTGGCGTTTGAGAGGCACAACGTTCCACTCGTCGCCACGCTCGCACGCAATAAGAAATCGCGCCCAAAGCTCCAAAGCTTCGCGACGCTCTGGAATTTCCTCCCGCACGTCGTATATGCCCTCCATTCCCTTCAACGTATGGTTCAGGGCGATTTCCGAAATTTCGCGCGAGACGCCAAGGTTTCGCATATGCCCCTTTGCGGTGCTGCGCGTATCATGCGGAGTGAAACGCCGGGTAGCAATGTGGCCGCGCTTGAAGGCTTGGTCAATCGAGTTCCATAGGGTTGTTTGCCCTGCGTGTGAATCTGCAGTTTGAGGCGTTCGACCAGGCAAAACCCATTCTGACCCGTCCGCCAACTTTCGCAATTCCTCAAACCATCCGGCGACCGATGCGGTCAGCGGGACCAGAAAGCCTACTCTCGTTTTTACAGAGTCATCAGGCACAAACCAGGTTCCGCGCTCAAAATCCACGTGCTCCCACTTCGCCTTGAGTAGCTCGACAGACCTAACGCAGGTTGCAAGCAATATTCTCAGGGCAAGCGCGTTTTCCGTGCCTATGACGTCAATTCCGGAAAGCAGATGCCGTAGCTCATCCTTAGATAGCATCACTCGTTTGCGCACTGGCGGGCGCGGGCCAAGCAGGGCGGCGAGCTTGATCCCGGTAGCTGGATTCACACGTATGAGCTGGCGACCGATCGCATGGTCAAATAGCTTGCTGACCGTACCAAGGATGCGCCTTTGAATTGCCCATGTTCTGCCTGACTTCTCCAGCATGTCGACGACATCTTCGGCCGAAACATCCTTTACTTCAAGCGAGCCAAGGCTAGGAATAATCACGTCTTCAAGGTCGCTCTTACGATAGGCAACTGTCCGCTCCGCGTACTGACCAGTCTCAAGTGCCTTTTCTATATAATCCTTCACAAGCATGCGTACTAGCCATGCATTACGCTTAGCGAGTCGCTCCTTTCGCTTTTCAGACGCCGGATCCAGCCCCTTGTCGACGTCTACGCGCTTCTCTGCCGCCAACTTCCTTGCTGCAGAAAGGCTCAGATCAGGGTAGTTCCCTAGCGTGAGTTCGCGCGGCCTTCGAGCGATCATGTAGCGCAATACCCAGGTCGCAGTTCCTGCTTTGGACAAAGTGAAGGTTAAGCCACCGCCATCTGACTTGGCAACTGGCTCACCCGCGGCGACCCACCGCCGGATTTGCATGTCACTGAGTAGATTGGTTCCTCGGCCGGCCATTGTTCGTATCCTGTAAAAATGCGCTGAAGCTGCCTATTCTAGCTACAAATCTAGCCACAATTGGAGGCTGCGATTCTGGTAGTCTGAGTTAGACAACAGGATACAGCAAGCGAGAACGCTATAGAGGGAAAACTCAGCAACCTAAGATGCGCACGGACACCCATAGATACCAATGAAGCTTGCAGGTGAGGAGTTCCATTGGGTGGCGCAAACCTAGTACTCGAGCGCATTTCGGGCTTTTTGGTGTAGTAAGTCTTGAGCCTAGCTACAAACCTAGCTACAAAATACAGATGAGCCAGAAACCTACAGTGGGAGACGGTTTACTGTAGTCATTCCCTCGGCTTGCCTGAGGCAAGCCGATTGATGCTGGCGGCAGTGATGCGGGTCGCGCTTCCGACTTTTACCACCTCGAGCTCGCCTCGCTGGACCAATCGATAGATTGTTGCCCGGCAAACGTCCAGGCGCTTCATTGCACTGCTGACCTTGTAGAGGATCTGATCCATTGTCTTGCTCCTTCACTTCGATAATTCATTATTAGTTGGGGCGGCTGCCGGCTCCTTCCCGGCTTTGGCGCCAGACCCGGAGACTGCGTCCCACTGCCGGGACAGCTCGGCACATTTCGTTGCCCAGCTTGGATACGGCAGCGCTGACTTCGATAGGCCGTACAGCCATGCGGCCATCTTTTCGCCAACCGCATCCTTCTCTGTTCCCGCTGCGGGAGCCGTTCCGCAGTTGTCGCAGATGGGCTTGTACCATTTCTGGAAGCTCGGGCGCAGCCGCTGGTAGCGCGAGTCGGTGATGAAGCGGGTATAGAACAGTGTGGTCGATTCCCACTTTAACGGCTCTGCATCTGGCTCCGAACCGGCAGCCCGCAGGCGCTCGACTTCGGCGATCAGTTCAAGCACAGCAGCGGGGCTCAACGCTTCGATGAAGTTTGCCGCAGGCTCGTAGGTGATTCCGTCAGCGATATGCAAGCTTCTGTACCAGTGCCCGGTGTTTTCGTTCAGATACGCCAGTGCCCGCGCCTTTATCTTGTTGATGTCCATGTCATGCCTCCTTGGTGGCGATGAGTTCGCAAGCAGCGTTTTGCACCATGCGCTCGGCGAGCTTTAGCGAGTCGTATTCGCCCATGTACACTGCGCAAAGGCTTGCAAGCTCGCGCACTTTGCCATCGCGGAGCAATGCTGTCCGCGACCACTCGACCAACTCAGCGCAGCAGGCTTTGAGGTTGGCAGCGCAGAAAGCTTCGGCAGCTTCGCGCGCTAAGTTCAATTCAGTGCGATCCATCAGGCTTCCTCCCTTCCACTCTTGATAGGTGTAGGGGCGGCAGCGATCCGCACTTCAGACAGCAAGCGGGCGTTGTCGTAGCCTTGGTCGTCCTTCACGTGGACGAATACGCGGTGCGCGTGCTTCTCGCCTTCGCGGACTTGATGCGACAGCGCGCCCCACACGTAATAACCAATGACGGTGTGCTCGACCCATGCGTCTTGGCGGCCAAGGTGGATCAGCACGCGGGAGCCGACTGGTGGCAACAGATCGCCTTCAACCGGATCAAGTGGCGCTGTTCCAGCGGTGCGACCGTCGATGTAGGCGACCAATTCAGCGTAGACGCGCTCAATGTCGGTGGTGAGGCACAATTGCCACTTGTCGGCCAGCGCGCGGAACTCGCGGCTGTCGATGCTCCGCACCGTTCCCCACGCCCGTTCTGCATCCTTGCGCGCGTTCTCGCTGCCGATAAAGGCGGCACGGGCCTGTTCCAGATCGCGCTCTAACTCGGCGATTCGTGCATCTTTTGCCCGCATGCTGTTTGCGTGATTGGCAGCAGAGGCAAGAGCTTCCAATTCGTTCATAACGACAATAGACCCGTCGCTCATCTCGTATTTGTGCTTGCCCGTCCCTTTGCGTCCAAACTCGTGGATGCGTACCACATGGGGCGGCGGCAGGGGGATGGCTTCGCCATTCGTCCCCATAGGGGAGGAGCGAACGCAGTCAGGGTCATGCACGGAATTCGTGCCGAGTTCACAAAAGCGGCAAAGTGTCATTTCGATCCTTTCTGTGGTTGACTGGCGGCGATAAGACTGTCGAGCGCATCGTCAAGCGCGGCGCCGTCTGGAATGTCTAACGTCCACGACATCGGAATCGGCTCGCGCTTATGGCGCAAATACCGATAGCGCGCCGCATCCCGTTCGGTATCCGCGCCAGCATGCGCTGCCTGTGCCGCGCCCTGCTGGGCAAGGTCGGCAAAGCGGACGTATTCGCCGTGCTTGTCGTCACGTTCAGGCACGCCGGATGCGTCGAAACTGTAACGGGCCAGCGGTGCAGCTTCCTGGCTGGGTGCTGGAGCGCGAGAGGTAGGACAGTTGCTAACGCTGCAATAATCGGCGCTATTCACGCGCCAGCCGCATTTGGCACAAGTTACGATCTCATCGGTGCTCGCGCTTGCCGTGGTGGCCGCTGGGCTAGCGCGCAGACCTTCGGCGTACGCTTCGCGCATGGCATTGCTTACCGTGCGGCCCTTCCGCTGCTCAGCAGCCATCCATGCATAACTGGCATCATCGGGATCGACAGCCGCCCCTGCCTGCTGGGTGGCCGGCGCGCTGTCATATAGCGGGAAGAACTCGGTGCAGCCTTCCCCGGCGCGGCGCTTCGCTTCTTCCTTCGTGAACGCCACGTCACCACGGCCATCCAGATCAGTCGCAAGCCACGCGGTCGGTGCTTCGGGCGCGGCTTGCTGGGACAAATACAACGAGTATGTGCCGTCAGGTAGCGAGCCTAGGTTTTCGCTCATCCATTGCCGTTCGGCGCCATGTTTGATGACTGTTGCGACTGGAGCATCTTGGGCGGCAGGACGAGCACGCGAAGCCTGCCATGCGCGCCAGCAAAGCTCCGTGTCGCCATCCAGGTATCGACCGCCATTCGGGTGCGGCGTGAAGCTAAATACATGCGACAGGGTAGTAGTCGGGCCACTACGCGCCCACGCTTCAAACTGCCCCCGTTCCGCCTGCTCGGTGACGCGCTGGTTCTGGTTATCCATTGCTTTGTCCTTTCTCTGCTGGCACCGGGCCGGCTTTAATCTGGTAGGCTCGGTCGCACATGCGGCAATACGTCCGAACGACTTTCCCAGTGGTTCCAATGCGGCGCGGTACGATGAACTGATGACCGGCAGGGCACTTCACTTGGTCGCGATAAGTCTTTGCACTCATTTCGCCTCTCCAGTCTTGCTAGTAGCTGTGCCGCTTTCGAGCGCACGAAACAGGTTCTGCATCAGCGGCGTAAGTTGACGCACGACTGCCTCATCGTTGTTCTGATCGCAGGGATGCACTCGGCCGCGCATTTCTTCGATGGCATCGGCAACGACAGCTTGCGCAGCATTGCGGATTGCCTCGGCGTTCTGTGCGCTGGCCGAAGAGACGAGCTTGCAGAATGCTTCACGCAGGCGGTCGGCGATCTGTGCATATGCGCCGCCTACTGCGGTTGCGTTTCGGTACAGCACGACTCGCTGCTCATCCATCGTGTGCGGGCAGGCCAGCAGTGCGCGGCACAGATCGCGCTCGGCATCTTGCGCGGCCTGCTGGGTAGGTTGGGCGTTCTGTGCGCTGGCAGGAGCTACCGCCACTTTCTCATTCTTATTCATTTGTCTACTCCAATCGGGTTGAGCACGGCGAGATCGCCAAAGTAATGAATTGCGGCTTTGTTATAGGCGTGGGCCGCTTCATCAATCGTGTGGTAGTTGCCCAGGTACTTATTCACCTTGTTGACCTTGATCTGCGCGGTATAGCGATCCCCTCGGGTATTCCTGAACACACCCTTTGCCGGCACCGCACCGCGAACGCCTTTGTTCACGTTATTTTCAAAGCTCGTAACACTTCGCAAGTTACTAATCCTGTTGTTCGCCCGATCACGGTCGATATGGTCGATTTGATCCGGCCATTCACCGTAATGCAGCGCCCATGCAATTCGATGAACTGCAACGTCCCTGCCCATTACCCCAACCCTGAGATAGCCCTTCCCTTTGGTCCCGACCGGAACAGTTGGATCAAAAGACCCGCGTTTCACTGATAGGCGATAAACAAAGCCCGTTTCAGGGTCGTAACGGAAGATTTTGCGCAACTCCTCGATGTCGATGACGATCATTTGCCGCTACCTTCCTGAGCCTGTCTTGCAAGGTGCGCGCGAAGGTCGGCGATTTCGGCATTGCGGGCTTCAAGTGGCGCCCTGTCGCCGATGTAGATTTTTGCGACACCGCCTACGTCAGCGCGGAACGTGTTGCCAACCATGCGCTCTTGCCACGTCTTGATGACTGGCTGCTCTGCTTTCGGTTGGCGTGCGAGGTGGGCAGCAATCGCAGCGCGCTCGATGGCGCGGGCGAAGTATAGCGATGGCGAGATGCCGCTCGTGCTTTGGTCTTGCGCTTCGCGGTAAAGCTGGCCGATCTGCTCATCCGTCAGATCGCCGGCGCCGTTTTCTTCGCTCGTTATGCCAGCATTCACCGCACCGGCCGCCAGTTCCTGCCACGCTGCGTCTTCAGCCTCGGTCCAGTCCAGCGGCTCAGTCGGCAATTTGTCTTCGATGCGGCGCTTCTGATTCGTCATGTCTTCTCCAAAGGTCTCTAGGCGTGCTGTCTTGTATTCGGGGTAAAGGGCATCAGCCGTGTAGCAAACGCGAGCAGTCATATCGGCGCCTCGGACTCAAGACCCAAGCTCTTGCGCAGGGCGTACATCGCGGAGAAGTGCGCGTTGCGCCGCTCGATGTGCGAGATCAGCAAGGTCTGCTCGACCATTTTCTGTATGCGCCACTCGACAGCACCCATACGAATTGGCGGCGAGTCCTTCCGGTCGCAGTCGCAGCCGATGGACAGACCAATGTCTTCCATCAGACGCGACCTAAGGGTCCGGTATGCCGGGATATCGCGCGCCCACTCCTGCAAGCGTGCGAGCGCGTCTTCGTAGCGACGGCGGAGCTCTGCTCGTGCGATTTGGCGCGACTCCCACTCGGCGCACCGTTTGGCGTAATCTGCATCGCACGCCAGTTGTGCCGCGGCTTCGTCCATGCCCTCGAGCTCGACCAGGTACGCTCGTGCTTCCGCCAGTTCCACAGCAAGCGGCGATTCGTCGTCGCTTACCACGTCCGCCGCCGGGCAACTCAGCCCCAGCTGCGAACCCAGCATCGTGGCACTTTGGAGCACGAACTCTTCGAACGTCACTCCCCGCGTAATCGCTCCTGCGCATCCTATTGGCATGGCTGTCTCCGCTCTTGTCAGGTGAAATTCATCAATTGGTTAGCTGCTGCTTAGTCGGGTTCATTCCGATCCTTCGCTCCACTTCACGTAGTGCAGCAGCATGTCTTGAATAAAGAGTCGTCTTCTTCATGTTCAACCTCTCTGCAATCTCGGAAAGGCAGAGGCGTTCACCCTGGAAGTTCGCCATGATGTTCCGGCGGGTGTTCTGCGCTTGCTGCTTTGGTGTCGCCCAACGACAGTTTCCTGGTTCATAATTTCCATTCTTGTCGGGCCAGCGATCTAACGTCATCCCCTCCGGTGGGTCGCCCATATCAGCGACAAAGTTCTGCAGCGTCTTCCAGCGATCGGAAACCACGATTCCTCGGCCGCCGTAGTCGCTGTAGTGCTTATTCCTCGGGTTCTCGCAACGGTCAATCATGTGATGCCAAGTGTTCCGGGCACGCACGTGGTGTATCCCAAAGGCGTCGGCCTTACGTTTCTTGGCCAGCTCCTGGAACGCTTTCGAACGCATGCACCCACACGATTTGGTATTCCCCGACAATAGGCTGCTAATATCGACAAGGACGATGCAACCGCAAGCACAAATGCACTCCCATTGCGTCTTTCCAAACCTGTCTTTTCCGCAGCGCTTTGATGCTGTCAAATATCCAAATACTTGACCGGCTACCTCTTTGAACTTAGGCATTTGCATCCTCGCTGTTTAGGCGCCGTGACTCGCTCCACTGCACGCCTCGCGCAGCACCGAAGGCGTACAGGAACTCGATAAACTGCGCGGCCTCCTTAACGTAGAAGTCTCGCGACTGGATGCCAAGCTGGACAATTCGCTGTCCATCTAAGCTCGGTACAACGCGACCGTCATGGTGCAGGGGAGTCCCAGCCATTCGCATCTCATCCGCGAAGTCGTCGATCAGGAGGCGCTTCATATCGTCGGCGTCCCACTTGCGGCCGATATGCTCTATCTGGCGGGCGATATCGCCGATCATGGCGTGGTACTTCTCTTCCTGAATGCGGCGCTTGATCGGCTCGGACATAACTACCATCCAACCTGCCGGAGCTTCCATGCAGAAGCGGGCGGCGTTATTGCGGGCCTGATCGTGAACCAGAACGAAGGTACGTTTGGCGGTCATGGCGTCACCACTTCCCGCAGCGAAGCAACGTCCACACGCGCCAATCGCTCGGCCATCTGAGTCATCGACGTGTCGAACGCTTCCGCCAGCACGTAGAGCGTTTCAGCGTCAGTCGGAGCGTCAGCCATCACATCGGCCATATCGGCTAGACGAGGGTAGTCGCCATTGCGGGCGTCACGCAGGAATTGCGCTGCCATTTCGTTTGCGTGGTCGAGGGTCATCACTTGATCTCCAACCTGGTTGCCTGCGACAGCTTCGCGCCCGGGATCTCGCGGCCAGCTTTGATGGCGTCCTTGATCGCGGCCTTGTCCGGCGCAGGCGGGGGTGGTGGAGGAGGTTCCGGTGCGCGCATGAACTCCGCCGGGATCTGCTTCTCGTCCCAAATCTCGACGGACGGCGGGTTCTTCTTGATCGTCAGGGCAAAGTGAGGGCAATCTAGCTTCGAGACGCCGGCAATCTCCAGGCCAACCTTCAGGTGCTCGGTGAGAGAGGTGGCACGCTTCTCGATCGCCAGACGCCGGGCCTTCATCTGCTCCTCTGCATCCTCGATGCTGGCGGCGGTTGCTTGCAGGTTGCGAATCACGAAGCCATAGTTCTGTGCCTTCAGTTCCAGTGGCCAGATTTCGGCTTCCAGCGTGTCGGCCAGGGTCTGTTCGTCGACGCCGGCATCCATCAGGACGTCAGTGATGTGGCGGAACTCGGAAGCGATCTGAAATAAAGTAAGTGAGCTCATTTGGCGGTCTCCACGTTCGCTTCAAATTCAGCCTTGCGGCCGTTGTAGACACTCTGCGCTGCGGCCATGGCATCGGTGTTACCGAAGCCCTTCGCGTACTTGTAGGCGGTCGCGAAGTGGCGTTGCAGCGTTTCCAGAGAGTCGGCGTCGACGATCGCACCAGTCAGGCTAGTCATCGTGTCTTCGTCGAACCTGGCCGGCTCCGCGCCCATTTCAAGCCATTGCTTCAGTTGTTTGCCTGTGTCGACAGTGATCGGCGCAGGGTTGGCGTTGGAGAACAGTCCAGTACGGTCCTTGGTCGCGGTAGCGAAGTTACCGTCGTGGATCAGGTCCAGTACAACGGTCATCTCGTATTCGAAGCCGTCGCGCTGCTCGGCCTTCATGCCCAGCTTGACGACCTTCTTGCGTCCGTTCTCTTCGGTCTGCGCGGTCTCGGTCTTACTGCGCAGGGTGACGATGATGTGCATGGAGCTATGCAGGATCGCGTCGAGCAGGGCGCGGTGACGCGGCGTCACATCATTCCAGGCGCTCCATGAGTTGCCCTTGTACTTGGCGCGTGCGATCTGGTCGACCAGCTCCAGGCAGCCACCGACGCCGCTCCACTCGTGCGTGATGCTGTCGATGATGCAGGTGTCGTAACCCGCTTCCTCAGCAGCCTTGATTGCCTCGATATAGCGTTCTGGCGTGAACGGCGAACCCAGGTTGAGCGTGTCGAAGTCGGTCAGGTGCGAATAGAGCGATGCGCTCTCTCGCTCGGTATCGACCACTGCGATCCTGCCGCCCAGGCCAGTCGCGAGCAGGAGGGCGCCCCAGGTCTTGCCCGATCCGCTCGGCCCCGTCACTGCCAGCCGTAGCTTGGCCTTCTGACGCGTAGCTTTGGTGAATTTCATTGCAAGCTCCATTCAAGTTAGAAAGGAAGGTTTTCGTCTTTCACGCGCTGCTCGTGTTCCTTGCGCTGCTGTTCCATCATCCGCGGCGACCACACGCTCGTGTAACCGACCGTGCGGAGCGGGGGAAACAGCTTTGCTGCCAGGCTCCTGCGGCGCTGCTCCATTTCTTCGTACTGCTGGAGCGCGTCTGATGCGTCTTCGATCTTGTTCATGTCTGACTCCTCAGATCAGGGCGGGCTTACCATCAGAACCACTGTGCAGATCAGCCCCAGGATCGTCAGGCCAGCCAGCTTCACTTTTGCGACAAGGATTTCAGCCTCGGTCACGCGAACTACTTGCTGCATGTGGTTCATGGCTTCCTCCTTGGTTGAGTTACCAGCCTTCGATTTGGCGACGCTTTGCGGTTAGTGCGATCTGGCGCTTACGCTCTGCCAGCTCCATCGGGATCGACTGCACACGCATGACGTAGAAGTGGTCGGCGCGGTATTCGCAGCGGGCCAGCTGGTAGTTCGTCCACCAGAGGGCCAGCGGCTTGGTGATCTTGCGCACCAGACGGCGGGCGATGCGGGCGGCGATCATGCGGCCACCTCATCTTTCTGCGCCTCTGCAGCCGCGTATTCACTCGCCAGAATCTCGACCATGTGCTCGTTCAGCTTGGCTGTGGTCGCGACGTAGACGGCGTCGCTACGGTCAAGCAATGCGAAGCTGCCGCCGAAGATCAGGGCGCCCCAAGTTGTACCCATCGCTTGCAGTACCGGGTCAAAGGGAACGTCGTCAGTCGGACACCAGTCCTTCCACTGCGCCTTCAAGTCGGCCAGCTCGGCCTTTTCCTCCGCAGTGGCCTTCACGATCGAATTGCGCGGGCGCTGCTGGCCGAGCGATTGCCTGTCAGGGCACGTCCAAAGGCGAGTCGGTTTGGGCGGCTCGAACACGAGTCCGCAGATGCGGTAGCCTTGCGTGTTATTGCTGACGACCAGATGCTTAGCGCCGAAGTGTGCTTGAAAAGCCTCGCCGCGCTTACGCAGGGCCGCCAGCTTTTCATTGCGCTCACTGAGCACGGACAGCACTTCCGGGGCGCTCGTCTTGTAGTAAGCCTTGCTCATTACGTCTGCTCCTCGTTTGTTATTAGGTGTGGCGCACCGGGCGGCCTTCACTCTCTCGTGAGTGGCGGCGGTCCTTACTACCCGCTCGCGCTTCCGGTCTGGGTACTAGCCAGACAGTTCCGGTCATGCGGTTCACCACACTAGACCCGGCTGGAGTTGAACCAGCGACTAGGACCATTGACGGTCGCGCGTGTCCGTCGATCCTGCGGCTTGCCTTTCGGCTTCGCATCCGCCCTTGACTCTACCTAGCTGAGTTACGGGCCTAGTGTGGTGACTGGCTTACGACCAGTCAGGCGTCCTGCTACTGCTTGAATCGTGCAACTGCCAACTCGTATTGGCGGGAGTACTGCAGCTCGCGCTCGATGGCGCTCAGCGCAATCTCCAAGCCGTCGTTGAGGCCGTTGATGTACTGACTCTCGTGCTGATGAACGGCGTTGCGAGCGGCCTGCACGACTTTCTGGAGTGCTTCGAGGCGCTCGCTGGCAGCGGGCATGATCGACCCCGCGACGCGCTGCTGGCTAATCTGTGGTGTCACATTCATGTCTCCTCTCCTTATTCGTCGGACTGCGTTCTATCGTTTCCGCTACTAGAGCAAGGGGCTGGGCGCCACTCCAGCATGAGACTGTAGGCACGTCTCTCAGTAGTCAGCCGCATGGTTTCGGTAGCGGCCAAGCTTCTTTCTTCCCCGGTTTAGAATCCCGGCATATTTCCGACTTTTGCGTGTACCGCGTAACTACCTTCCACGCCGCCCTTGCTCTAGTAACGCCGTCTTTCCGGCTGCCAGATGCACCACGCGCCCTAAAGCCTTGCGAGGCAAGGAGGATCAGGCTTCCCGTACGCGCGCACCTGCCGGTGTTATCTGCCCCACTACCGGCTTGGGTCGAAAGCACTACTACCTGCTTGCCACAACACCTAATCGACGCTGATACGGCTTTGCCGGCGCCTCTGCGCGCATCGCCTTGTGTTCTTCCCAAGCTTCGGCCTGAAGCTCTTCGCTGGGCTGCATGTACTGCACGATGGTTCGGATAACCCAATACTTCGCTTCTCGTTCCCATTGCGGGGCAGGGTGGTGCCCCAGTCGCATGTCATCGATCGTGTGGCGCAGCGCGCTGTCGCCGATGTGTCGGAGGCTCAAAGCAACCCCCATTGGTGGTCGTACTTTGCTGCCAGCTGGTCGTAGGCCACGCGTTCTGCCTTCGCTTCGCGCCGGGCTTCGTCGTATTGCACGCGCTTTTCGACGTCGAGCCACCGGCCCATTTCATCCAGCGCCTCGTCGTCGAGCAGGTAGGTCACGTTTAGCTTCGTCCCTGCCCGCATCACATCAGTAACAACGTAGCCTTCATCTTCCGTAGCACGCCGGCCATACAGGTCCAGCTTGCGGCTGCCGTACTGATAGCCGCTGTAGAGGAGGGTTCCGATCGACATGGCATCATCCTCACCGTGCGCACTCGGGCGCTTTGCCGTTGATCAGATGCCAGCCAAGCTGGCGACGGACTTCAGCCGGTGGTGGAGGCGGGGTTTTCTCCATCTGACGTTGCTGCATCCAATCCCGTAGCTTCTGCTTGTCTGGACGAGTCACGATTAACTCCCTTATTTGGCGTTCAGCGTTTTGGAAACTTCCGATACAGAGTGATTGATCGTCTTTACCAGGACGTAGGCGCCGACTGTGCCGAGGACAATCCCGAGGATGATCAGAGCTGCTATTTCGTAGGCTTGCTTCATGGTCTTGGTTGAGCCAAAGTGGTTGTGATCCAATGGCTTCAATATATACCAGAAAAACTAGCAAGACAAGAAAAACTGGTAAATTTTTCGAAGTGTTGTTTTAACCAGGTCAAAATGCTTGTTGTTTGGTACAGACGAAAAAAAATCCCGCACTTGGCGGGATGGTGTGAAGCGGCCTGGCTATACAGGCATGGAGGAGGCTAGGGGATGATGGGTGCGCCGTTCATCTCAAGTCCAGAGCAGACCTTACGGGCTCGCGGATCGGTACGCACTAACCTTTCCGCCTCATCTCTGGAGCTCGACTTGGTGATCGCGCGCTGAATGATCTCGGCGCAGGCTTGCTTATCCGGCTCAGGGCTGGTATCGCGCGGCTGGCAACCGGCAGCCAGGAGGCATGCGGCAGTGATGGCAACAGCAGCGTAGCAGGTCGACCTGGATTTTAGCTTGAGCCCACATCTATCTCTCAACTGCATCTCTACGCCTCCTTGGCCCCTAAACGGCACTGCGAGATTGGTGCCTGCGCAACATAATCTAGTAGATCAGCTGAACGGAAGCATGTACACTACTGTATAAATAAACAGTGTTTCAACGAGTATGTATTGCAGTTACATGTAGAAACAATCGCCGCGCAACCGCTATTTCTTTTGGCATAGAATCGTATGGAAACTTATAACGAATCCCTTGCAACGCTAGCTTCGCAGGTGCCCCAGTACCTGACGCAACATCATCTTCAGTTCTTCATTCTGCCGCTTGATGTCGTCCAGCGGAGATGAGCTCAAGCGGGAGAGCATCTCTGCATTCAATGAATGGCCGTTCTGTTCCGCTGCCGCCGTCAGCTCCCGATGAAGTGCGGCAGGCATGCGGATCGCGGTCTTGATGTGGTTCTGCTGTTTCGGTTTCTGAATTGGAGGTGTGCTCATCCTCCAATTTTTCCATGTTGCTAGAAAAACACAGTAATCTGCCTTCAAATTGAAGGCTGTTGTTTAGTGAGTATTGGTGAGAAATATTTCATTACCAGCGTGTAATAATGAATTTGCGTAGGAATAATCGTACACAGGAATCTCCGTGCATCACTTTGATTCATGTACCCGCGCTATAGAAGTACCAGCTGGCGTGGCTCCCGCGCTTAACTACTACCAGAGTGCCTCGATGACGAACCATAACGACGAGTCGACCGAACATCGAGTTCTCGCCGCGCTCCGCGAGATCAATCCACAAAAGCGTGCCGAGCTTGTGGCTGTGATCGAGGCGATGGCAGCTGCGTTTCCGAAACCAGCCAAGGCGTCGATTACCAAGCCGGCGTCACTTAGTCTTGTGGTCAGCGACGGCCGCGTTGTCCGCGCTGGGAAGCGCCCTGGCCATCACCAGGAGCGAATTTTTCCCGCTCTCAGTCATTCTGCGGTACTCACTAAGTAAAGCCGCTTCATCCTCTGATACCCACTGCAGGTTCGGCGACTGACGTTCGCCGCGGCCGTCTGTGCCGCTCGGCGCCGTATCGTCGCCAACGCCCGTCATAAGCCATTCGGGCGTCGTCCCAAGAACCTCCGCAACCTTCTTGATGCGGTTACGGTTCGGCGCGGTCCCATCCTCGTTCTCCCACTGCTGAACAGTCTGCCAAACCACGCCCACGGCCTTCGCAAGGGCCTCTTGGCTATGGTAGCCGCGCTCGATGCGCTTCTGCTTGATTCGTTGATGGATGCTCATTCCGCAACTATGCCAAGAAGGACTAGTACGCGATACACAGATTTTTCTTGTGTCTGCTAGATTTTCTAGTACAATGGCGTTCATGGATACCTCATCTCACCAAGCGCTTTCTCGCGCAATTGCTCAATACCCGACTCTGAAGGCGTTTTCGGACGCTCTTGATGTTCGCTACCAGGTCGTTCAGCAGTGGCTCGTCAACGGCGTGCCAGCTGAGTATTGCCCGCTGATCGAAAAGTTGACTGGCGAGCGCTGCGAAGACCTGAACAGCAAAGTTGATTGGGCATTCATCCGATCGAACAAACCAGGGCGCACCAAGCGCCAAAGGGTCGCATCAAAAAATTCTAGGCATTGATCCACCGTTTCAGAAGTAGCAGTCCAGGTAGTAGCAGTCACCCATCCTTGTAGTCCGTCATAGGAGCAGTGAATGAAGAACCCGAGGAATGTTGTTGTGAAAGCTCTGTTCAACGCCGACGAGTTTGTGGCCTTGAACGATGCATGCGCCAGAGAGGACGTGTCACACAGCAGGCTCCTTCGGAAGTTGGCGATGGAATTTGTGAAGCAACGCCAGTCTACCGAAGTTGCAAGCACAGAGAAATGTGCAGGCCCTGGCCAAAAGCTGGCCATGCCAAATCCGCACTCCAGGGTGAACTACGGCATCGCGCCTGTGCGGTTAAGGGTTTGAGGCAGCGATGTACGCATGGCGTGGCTGATTCCCGGTTAAGCGGGAATGTCCTTGAAACAAGGAGCCCGCCATAGCGCGGGCTTCCGACTAAATAACACGGGAGGGTTATGACAGAGGAAACCCAAACAGCACTTGAGAGAAAAGTAGTGCGTTACGCGCGCTTGTGGCGAGAGACCGAAAAATCGGCGATATGCGCTACCAAGGAGCAGAAAGAAACCGCGAACACGAAGCATTGGGAAGCAAAAGTAGCTCTTCGCGATGCCGTCGACAGATTGACCAGGAGCGAGTCATGAGTTTGAACCTGTTCACGTCGAACAGCCGACAGGAAGTGCTCGACACGATCCAGTGTACGCCGAACATCACGGCAGGCGAGATCGCCAAGGAAGTTGGCCTGTCGTCCGGCCGCGTCTTATCGATCCTGTCCGACCTGAAGGAGCAAGGGCGTATCGATTGGAAGATGCTGCCGCCCGAGCAAGGCATCCGCAACAACCCGCGCCGCGGTTATTTCGTCGGCGAGTACCAGGGTTCGGCAATCCCGAAGGCATGGGACGTCCTTGCGCACTTCTTCGGCCGCATCGCTGCAGAACCGGCAGTCGCCTAAATCAGCCCGATGGCGCGGCACTAACACCGCGCCATCTTTTTCACCAGCGGGAGTCACCATGCAACGTTTCAAAGTCAGCTTCGCCGGCAGCAGCAACCTGATGCGGGGCATGCCATGACTACCCAGCGTCTCGCTCGCTCGACGCCCATGAAGCGCACGAAGCCGATGGAACAGAAGACTCCATTGAAGCGTACCGGCTTCCTGCGTCGCACCAAGGAACAAGTCACGAAGAAGGTTTCCAGCCTGAAGTCCCGCGGCATGAAAGGTCGTACGCCGACCGCACTTGAGCGCCGCTTCATGGACGCTGTTGCTGGCCTGGGCTGCATTGCATGCCTGAAGGACGGCCGTGTCAATCCTTGGATCTCGCTCCACCACATCGCCGGCCGCACCGCTATCAACGCACACATGTACGTGCTACCGCTGTGCGCTTGCCATCACCAGCACGACGACGCCGACCCTGCAGGGCGTATCGGTGTGCATCCTCATAAAGCTAGGTTCGAAGAAATGTACGGCACGCAGATGGAACTGCTGGTCGAGTGCATGGCAAGAATCGGATGGGACTCCACATGCTGACCTACGAAGTCAAAGGCCCGACCGCCAGTGGTCACTACCTAGTCGGCTACCCGACGCCAGGCGCCCCCCAAGTTTTTACGCTGGCCGGCTGCGCTACGAATGAGGCGCTTGCTAAGCGCGAGTGCGCACGCCTGAACGAAGAGCAGGTTGTCGATCGCCGCCAGGATCTCGTGCGTCAGGCCGACATGATCGTTCGGGACGAGGAGAGCTGACGTGGCGAATCAGTGGCTGCGGCTGTGGCATGACCTGCCGAACGATCCGAAGTGGCGCACGATCGCGCGCGTGTCGAAGCAAAGCATCGGGAACGTGATGGCCGTGTACGTTCATCTGCTGGTGAACGCTTCGAACGCAAGCGAACGCGGAAGAACTCAGAACGTATCAAGCGAAGACATAGCGAGCGCACTGGATATCGACACCGAGCAGGTGGACGCAATCCTGAGTGCGATGCAAGGGCGCGTACTGGAAGGCGATCTGATTAGCGGATGGAGAAAGCGTCAGCCAGAACGTGAAGATGGCGCGGCTGAACGGGCGAAAGCATGGCGCGAGGCGAAAAAGGCGGAGAAACAGGCTCAAGAAAACGCAGATCAAACGCAAACGAACGCAGCCGAACGCAAACAAACGCTAGATAAAGATAAGAATAGAGAAGAACTAAAAGAACCCCCCAAACCCCCCGCTGGGGGGCTCACCGTGGTCGCCAAGCCTGAAGGCAAGCCCAAGACCCGCGGCATCACGCTGAAGACCTTCCTTGCAGACTGCAAGGCCAACGACATTCGTCCGATGCGGGACTACGAACCGCTGTGGACCTACACCCGTAACGCCAAGCTGCCTGACGACTTTGTCGCCTTGGCCTGGGTCGAGTTCTGCCGACGCTTCGGCGCTGGCGGCGTGAAGGAGGCGAATCTGCAGAAGGACTGGCGCAAGACGTTCCGGAATTACGTGGAGAACAACTACCTGAAGCTCTGGGCGGTCAACGCCGATGGCGAGTACTACCTGACTACGCAAGGCAAGCAGGCACAAACCGTAGCGGAGGCAGCGTGAACGAAAACCTTATCTTCCTTGGACTCGGCATGTTAGTCGGCGTGGTCATGTGCTTTCCAGCCGCTGCGCTGCTAATGCAAAAGCCACTGCAGCAGCCGGTAGCCTGGCGCAAGCATAACGGTCAATTCTGGTCATTCCAGAAGGACGTTCCGCAGATGCGCGATGCCTTCAAAGCTAACGGTTGGATGCCATTGTTTTCCGACAGAGCAGCGGCAGCAGGGCCGGAGGACTCAGCATGAGCGACATCAAACCCCCGCCACACAGCATCGAGGCCGAGCAAAGCGTCATCGGCGCCCTGTTGCGCGACAACGACGCCATTGACCGCATGGGCGACCTGCGAGCCGAGCACTTCTACCTGGGCGACCACCAGGTCATCTTCGCCGAGCTGATCAAGCAGCTGAACGCCGGCCGCTCCTGCGACGTCATCTCACTGATGGTCGCCCTCGACGGCAAGGTCAACGAGCCCGGCAAGTACCTGAACCAGATGGCGCAGAACACGCCGTCGTCGGCCAGTATCGGGCGCTATGCTGCCATCGTGCGTGACAAGGCTGTCAAGCGTGGACTGATCGGCTTCGGTCGCGACACCGCAGACTTGGCGCTCAACTCGCCGGAAGACTCTGGCGCACTCGTGGACAAAGCATCGTCGCGCCTCGAGCAGTTGGCCGTCTCGCGCATCACTGTGGAACCGGTTCGCGCCGGCGACGAGATGGCCGCACACATCGACCTGCTGCAGAAACGCGAGGCAGGTGGCGTCAAGGCAATCCCGACCGGCTACGAAGACATCGACACGAAGCTGAGTGGAGGACTGCACCGCGGCTGCCTGTACGTCGTCGCAGGCCGCCCGAAGATGGGCAAGACCGCCTTCGTCCTCAACATCGCCAACAACGTGGCCGAGGAATATTCGGTGGCGATCCTGTCGATGGAGATGCCGAAGAGCCAGATCCACGACCGGAACCTGGCAAGCCTCGGCAAGATCCCCCTGCAGCACGTGGTCGAGCCCAAGTACATGACCGACGCGGACTGGGCCGGACTGACCGCCGCAACCCTCAAGATCGACCGCCTGCACCTGTACCTCGATGACCAGGGTGGACTGCGCCTGCTGGACGTGCGCATGAAGGCCAAGGGCGTCAAGCGCCGGCACGGTCTGGATGTCCTGATCATCGACTACCTGCAGCTGATGGAAGGCGACGGCGATAACCGCAACGCGCAGATCGAAGGCATCACGCGCGGCCTGAAGTCGCTCTCCAAGGAACTCGACATTGCAGTGGTCCTGCTGTCGCAGCTGAACCGCAAGCTCGAGGAGCGCCCGAACAAGCGCCCGCAGCCATCAGACCTGCGCGACTCCGGCGCCATCGAGCAGGACGCTGATGCCGTGATCTTCCTGTACCGCGACGAGGTCTACAACCCCGATTCGATCGACAAGGGGATCTGCGAAGTCGACATAGCACTTTGCCGCCAGGGCGCGCCGGGCAGGGTAGCCCTGACCTACCTGGGCGAATACACACGATTCGAGAACTGCGCCAGGTGGGTGCAGCGACAGCCGGAGGATCGGCGCAAGTCGGGTAACGGGCTGTCGAAGTTTTTGTAAGCAGGCATGAGCAACCAAAACACAGGAGGAGAAATGACAGCTCGTCGATCGACTTTCCAGTCGAAGCGCGCCCAGATCCGTATCAAGCGTCTGTTGGCACTTCTCGAAGACCGGACCCTGTCATCTAGCGAGATCGCCAAAAAGCTGTATTGCGACCAATCGCTGGTAACCGAATACCTACGCCACCTTCGCACTGGCCCGAGTCGCCGGGCTCGGATCGCCGACTACGAAGTGGTCAATGGTACCAAGCGCGCGCTGTATGGTCTCGGTAGCGAGCCAGATGCACCGTTGACGCGCCAGACGAACCAAGAGCGTTACGCAAAGGTCCAGGCCGATCCCGTGAAGTATGAGCGTCACCTGACGAAAGCCCGCGATCTGCACCGCCGCAAACGCGCCACCGTGCCACCAGAGCAACGCCAGCGCGACCGCCGGATTTATGAGCCGCCGCTTCCGGTGCAGGTTGTCGACCTACTCAAGCGCATGCCCGGCTGCACGAACGAGCAGATCGCCGATCGGCTGCAAGCCAACGAACGCGCCGTGCAGCGCGTCACGCAACGCCTGAGCAAGACCGGAGCTATCCAGCGGGCGAAGGCAAGCACTATGAAGAAATGGCAGTGGGAGACGCCAGACCGTCCGATGGCGTTTGTTCCGAGAGTGGCGCGGCAGACGATCTTTGCGGCACTGGGGATCTGACCATGAGCATCTACGGCTGCTTCAACAAACCACGCCCCACCAAGCACAGCACCTACAAGGCCCAAAGCGGCTGGAAGGTGTGGCAGGGCACGCGCAAGCCTATGTACGTCGATATCAAGTCGGCGTTTGGCACGACGGAGTGTCAGTACACCCAGCAGCACGTAAGCGATCCGCAGTGCCTGGGGTGCGCGCACCGGGCGAAGGAGGCTGCATGAAGATCATCACGAGGCAGAAGTGCGCCGATGAAGTGGTTGAGAAGTGGGAGCGCGTCTACGGTAAGGCGCAATACGGCGCTGACAAGCTTGTGATTCTTCGACTGCTGAAGCAGCTACCAAAGCCAGTCGACCCTGATGAGGTTGATCGCATCATCGGCAATACAAGTTGGACATACACCCATCATTGCAGCCAGTGCGGACAGCAGAGTGAGGTCGTTATCGAGGTCGGCCAAGAGCCTGATTATGAATCAGCGACCGCATGGTTATGTGTTCCGTGCGTGCGCAAGCTGGCGAAGTTTGCGGAGGGACTATGAAGATCATTGTTTGCGGTGGCCGTGATTTCAACAATACGTCTGCGGTGCGCCATGCCCTGACCGCGGCGCACGCGAAGCGCCCGATCGAACTCCTGATCGAGGGCGGTGCAGCCGGTGCCGATCGGCTGGCACGCGAATGGGCGGGCGCAAATGGCGTACTGCATGTGACCGTTATGGCTGACTGGAAGCGCTACGGGCCAGCTGCCGGTCCGCTTCGCAATGCCGAGATGCTGCGCGAGTACCAGCCTGACGGCGTGATCGCTTTCCCGGGCGGGAAAGGTACTGCAGACATGATCAAGAAGGCTCGCCAAGCCGGCGTCAAGGTTTGGGAGCCGTTCGCTCAACACAGCTACGAAGGTGCCGAATGATCGTCGTCCATCTACCTTTTCCGGACTCGAGACTAAATCCGAACCGCTGCAAGGGCAAGCACTGGGCCGCAACCGTCGCCCTACGCAGGTCTGCCCGGGAAGCCGCGACGCTCCTCACGAGGCAGGCCAGCCGCGGTGTGACGTTCCCAATGGGGCATGAGGTATCGCTGAAGGTGGTCTTCGTCCAGCCAGATAAGCGACTGAGGGACCGAGACAACCTCATGGCTAGTTTCAAAAACGCGATCGATGGCGTTGCCGACGCTCTCGGAATTAATGACGTCCAGTTTAACCCGGTCACCGTCTGCCGGGAGTACGGCCCCAAGCCAGGGAGCGTGCGCATCGAAATAGGCGGTAAGCCAGAAGTCCAATCAGCGTAACAGGGGGAGAGCATGAGCTTCAAAGATAACCACAAATTAGCAGACCTGCGCATCGAGGTGGAGCGAGACATCGTCCCCGGTCTGCCGGCAGTCGATCGCGCCATCGCATTCGTACGCACACGCGGCACCGCAACATCGGCCGAGCTGCACGCGGTGATGGACTTGCCGCCTGACGAACTGCCTTCGACGCACCTTGTCGACGCACTGGAAGATGGGCGGCTGGTCAAGGATGGCAAGCACTGGACGCTGGGTGCGGCGGCGCTGGAAGAGGGTGGCTTGATTGATGTTTTGGAAGTGGAGGCGGCATGAGACGCGAATACGTAACCAACGAGCAAGCCAAGAGACTGCCCCACGCTGGCCGAATTCGCATTCGATTCAAGACTTGGTGGTTTGCGCGGGCTTGGGGTGATCGCAAACAGCCGTGGCGCCTCCAGCGTACCAACTTCTGGATGAGCACTCGTGGCGCGAATTACGGTCAAGTGTGGGTCGGTCCATTCTCAATCATATGGCCCGCTCGATGGCTGAAGGGGCCTGCACGCGCCCTGCATCCGGAGGTGTTTGTGAATGAAGTCGCAGACGAGGGGGTGGTATGACTGATCGTGAGCTGTTAGACCTGGCAGCAAAGGCGGCGGGGATTACTCTTGATTGGCAAGAAGGCTGGAACGGGATGCCTGACTCCGCATCAAATATGGGCCGTGTTTGGAGCCCTTTGACCGACGATGGCGACGCGCTGCGGCTAGCCGTGAAGCTGAACATGGAAGTATGTTCGCATGCGGACGCCGATATTGGAGGTATTTCCTGGGCTGATGCGTCGGGCCACGCTTTCGCTTATATCGAATTGCCTCACGACGGCGACCAGATGGCCGCAACCCGTCGCGCCATCGTCCGCGCTGCCGCTGAAATCGGGAGGTCCGAATGAACGCCCCAACCAACCAAGCAATCCTCGAAGAAGCCCCGCAAGCCGACAGCCCCTTCGTCACCGTCATGAAGACATGGGCACGCTGGATGACACTAACCGACAGGCAGCACGCAGGCGGCTGGGCGCACCCGCAGGACGTGAAGGAGTTTATGCGCGCAGGGGAGGCGGTCGATACGATGGTTAACGATTTGCCAAGTTCGCACCGGTGGGCGATCTACCGGGCGTATGGCATCGCTACCGTGTGGCGTTTCCCGGCTTTGTCGCTGGCTGATACGGTGATCGAGGCTGAGAACCTTCTGACGCCGAGGATGCTGCGGAACGTGGATGTGCGAAGATATTTCGCTGATTCCCGTTGAAAACTATTGCGTTCGGAAAATACTTATATTAGTATGGTTGAGCTAGATTCCGTTACTGCGCTCTAGCGACACGAAACCCGCCCCGAAAGGTCAGCGGGTTTTTGTTTTTCGGCGTCATCCAGTACACGGGCAATAAAACCCACTCTGGCACCGGCACGCCGCCAACTGCCGGTGACACCTAAATCATAGGAGCTAGCAATGAAGCGAGAAGGTATCGGTTTGGCTGGTGGTATCGGCGGCGCATGAGAATCTCTACGTTCACCGTTCTGATCTACTTCGGCATGCTGGTCTTCGATGCTGCCGTACTTGGCGGCTTCGCGTACCTCGTTGCTGAAAGAGGATGGTCGGCATGGTGGATGCTGTTGGCAGTCCTGATGTGCTCAGGATCGAATCCTAGCAAGATCATCGAAGCGAATAAGGAGGCGTCATGCGTAACGAAGGTGCAGGAATCGCCTGACAATAAGGCCAAGTAGCGCGTAACTTCGGGATAAGCGCGAGCCTAGTGAAAGCCTAGGCGCCACACGCATGCATCCAGCAGAAGTGATCTAGACACTTGAGGCGTCAGTCTCCGCTGGGTGCAGCCGTGTGGTAAATGCGTAGGGAATTCCGGTTGATGACCGGCTAAGCCGTAGTCCATGACGCCGAACGCGACGGCAAACTCCTCTTTGGAAGTCATGGCGACCACACGCTTCACTGGCGTAACCAGTGACCACACGCATGCAGGCTTGCTGGAATTCCGAGAGGGTCAACCCGGTGGCCCGGTAGTGAGTCTACAGCCGTGTGGTTAAGCGCAGCAATGCGTAGGGTCGGGAGATCCCAGTCGCCACTAATTGTCTCCTCCAAGACGTCCTAGTTTTGGATTTCGCCGCCTGTCGCAGCAATGCACAGGCGGTTTTTTATTTAGAGGTTCGCCGCACGAAGCAGCGCGGCTAGCCTCAACACGATTGAGGCAACCAATGCCGTTCCCGCCAGAGCTTCCTGTCCCGACCTACGCGAAGGGCACGATGCCCGTTGGTACGCCGGTTAAGGTGTTTGCGCCGTACGTTGTGCCAGCATTTACCTTGCCGGCAGTCTCGCTGGGCGGAATCGTCACCAGCGTGACGCTGCAAAGCACGACGGCGATGGATCAGGCTAATGTGCCGTTCACGTTTGCGCAGCCCTTCAAGCGCGGCGACCTGGCTCCAGACTGCGCTCTTGTCGGCGCGATCGCTGGCAAGACGGATATTCCGCTACAGGTGAACGTCAAGGCGACGCACGATGACGGATCGGTGCGCCATGCGATCATCAGTGGCGTGCTACCGAGTCTGCCAGCCAGCGCGTCGGTTGTGATGGGTCTGAAGCGTTCCGCTCCGGTAGCGAAGGGTGCGAACGTTCCGCTGCCGAGCAATCTACCGTCGGCAAAGCTGACCATCGCAGGCGTCGCATACACCGCCGCACCGAAGGCCGGCGATTTTACCTACGTCTGGCTGGCCGGTTCGCTACTAAGCGACAGTGTAGCCAACGTCTCGTTCGTTGACGCCTCGGGAAATCCTCACCCGACCCTGACCGCACAGTTCTCGGTGCGCGCTTCTAGCAGTGGCGCCGTACGCGTCGATGCCGTCATTGAGCACTGCAAGGCATATCAGTCGACCGCTGACATCACGTACGACGTCACCATCGCAGCTAATGGCGCGACCGTGTACAGTCAGGCTGGTCTCGTCCACACGCCTTGCGCCCGCTGGAAGAAATCGTTCTGGTACGGCACCGCGCCGGCTCTGCACATCAAGCACGACACCGCATACCTGATCGCTACCAGGGCTGTACCGAACTACGACCAGAGCATCAAGATTTCGGAATCCGTGCTGGCCGGGTACGCGACGCAACTCGCGAGCGGCAAGTTCGCTCCGATGGGTTTCGGTAACCTGCAGCCGGCAATGCCTACGACAGGCGGACGCCCGGATCTCGGCATCATGCCGGATACCTACGTCGCAGCAGTCCTCTCGATGGACAAGCGCGCCAAGGACATCATGCTCGCCTCCGCCGATGTGGGAGGCAGCTGGACTGCGCATCGCCGCGACGACAGCAGCGGCCCGATGAAGGGCATGCCGCTCAGTGTTCTGTGCTTCCCGTACTCTACGGTCTACGGTAGCTCAGGCGACTGCGCAAACCCGATGACGGGCAAGAACGAATACCTGCCGAAGCTGGTAACGACGTCGAAGGGCAACTTCGACAGCAGCCACCAGCCCGGGTTGTACTACCTGCCATATCTCCTGACTGGTGATTTCTACTACCTGGAAGGCCTGCACTTCTGGTGCGCCTGGAACGCCTACAACTCGA